TATTCCTAAGGTATAAAAGTGTCTCTATTTACCCTTTATTTGTCAATTATGGCTAGTTTTTTACCTTTATTCCAGGGTATTCTACCAGTTTGAATTTTACTCATTCTATCTAATGTTTCTTTTGGAAGATTCCTACCATAAGAATAACCATTTTTCAAAAATTCATCTATCTTATTTTTATGTACTCTTTTACTTATACCATCTTTATTCATCCAAATAGAACCTTTTGTATTATATGGAAAATTTTTTTGATTTTCTGTTTGTTGTTCTTTTGGAATTTTTTTACCTTTATTCCATACAGAATAACCAAGTTTACTCCAATGATTATTTTTAAAATTTTCAATTTCTCTTTCTGTATATATTCTATTGTGCTGGTCATAATTTCCAGTTTTACTCCAATGGTGTTCTTTATAATATTCTGGATTTTCTCTTCTAGCTTGATTAAGTCCATACCAACCCTCAGATTCATTTCCATAGGACATGTTATAATAGTTATCATCTTTCACTGCATTAAAATATTTAATCCAATAAGTTTCTCTTTCAGCTAAATATTTTAATCCTAAATCATTATCAGAAATATTATTAATTTTTTCAAGTATTTTAACTTCAAAATTTTCTTTCCCATATTTTTCTATTGCATTTTTTATATAAGTTCCACTACCTAAATAGAATTTATCAAATTTATTAGATTTATGTTTACCTATATACTTTTTATTATTTATTAAATTTGTAGTTTCATATATGTATCCAAACATATTGCATTACCTCCATATTAATATATATATAAAAGTAATGCAATATATCGTGCATAATTAAGTTTTATCTACTATTGAAAGATAGCGAGGGTATGAATAACCTAGTGGGTCTACTAATATATCATAATTTGCATTTGAGTTTTTAAGTTTAATTACATTAAAACTATAATTCTTTCTATCTAATGCTTCAAGACCTACTAAATATGATTCAGGTTCTGTTAGATTTTCTGTTAACTTATCCCATTCTTCATCTGTTAAATCTTTTTCATCTACTACTATATAATTAGCTTGAGGAGTACTACCATCTAATAGTCTTTCTCTTACATCTTCAAGAGCTGCTGGTTGTTTTGGTCTTATTTTTACAAATACTGCTGAACCTGTTTCTGCTTTCTTTTCTTCTGGAACTTCATCTGGTTGTTCTTCTGGAACTTGTTCTACTGCTGATGTTTCTTCTTTTGCTGGTTCTTCAGGAAGTTCTGCTTCTTCAACTTCAGTTTCTGGTTCTGCTAAATCTGGATTTATATCTGTATCTGTTCCTGTTGTATCATCTGTTACTGGATTTGGAGCTTCATTTGGTTTTTCTTCTTCTGGATTTGTAGGTTGTGGTTCTTCTTTTTGTTCTGGTTCTTCAGATGGTATTCTTCCAAAATTTCTTTCTACGTAATCTTTTATAATTGTATTTGTATCATAAGGAGTTTCTACTGTTGGTACTTCTGATAAATTTACTTTCTTATCTTGTACTTCTGCAAAAGGTATTGAATATAAACATTCAAATGTATCTGGATTAAATACTACTTCTATTTCACCAATATTAAATTGTTGATAAGATTCTTTTAATTTATTTTCTTCTCTATCTGGGTTATATTTTAATTCCCATTTACCATTTTTAAGTTCTGTTATATCACAAGTTTTTAATTTATTTTTACTAACAAATTTCTTTAGTTCTTCTTCTGTATCAAAGATTTTTGATATAGTTTTATTTTCTGATTCTTTTAGCCCTGCTAATTTTGCTAATTCCTTATCTTTTTTAGCTTCTATATTTATACAATCTGATACTTCTTTGGGATTCTTTAAATCTTTTAAATAATGTAAATTGGGTTTAGAATCTATATATTTCCAAAGAGCTTCTACTTCTTCTGATTCTTTAACTATTCCTACTACTTCATTTCCTGGAATTTCTATTGTATCTTTTACATATTTTTCACCAAATAATAATTTTACAACATCATCTAATGAACCAAATGTCATTTCTGCTTTATTATCTTTATCTACTTTTACTTTTATTGTATTTGGTATTTCAGCTGCTAAACCATACATTCTATTTTGAACCATTTCATTGAAACCTTCATCTTTTATAGATTTACCCATTTCAATAAACATTTCTATATTTGCAATTTCCATTTTTAAGTCTGGTCTATTTGCAATATAATTTTCAACTGTATCTTTTAATTCTTTTTCTTTCTTTTGATTCTCTTCTTCAAATTTTTCTATCATTGCTTCATGTAAGTATTCTGTTTCTATCCATTCTTTAATTGTTACTTCTGCATTTTCAGTTACTTTACTAAATTTAGTAGAACCATTTAATGAATTTACTTTAAATGTTATCTTACCATTATTATTTTCAAGAATTAAGTTCTTACCAACTGCAGCATCTTCTATTCCTCTTGATTCAAATTCTTTTATTATTTCTGGTGTTGATATATCTACTAATGCATAACAAGCATTTTCATTCATTTTGTTTGATGATAATATTCTTATATGTCCCCATTTATCTCCATAAGTAGTTCTTAAAGATTCATCAACTAATGTTAATAATCCTTCTATATCTGGAGCTTGTACATCACCATCTCCTACTACATTTAATTCTGTAACATCTTCTATTATATAATCTGGTTCTTGGTCTGTTACTGGTATTTCTATTACATCATCTTCTTTTAAATATTCTTGATAATCATTCCATAGTTCATCCTGGTGGTCACTAACTATATCTAAAAGTGGTCTATTTAATTCTGATTTATTCTTAAACCATTCTGGATATTTTTCTATTATATCTATATAATCTAACCAGTCTTCATAAGACATTTTATTATTATTTTCTTTTTTCTTTAAATAACCTGTTTTTTCATCTCTTATTGATTTATTACCATCTTTATCATCTTCTACTTTATCTGCTTCTTGCAATGGTTGTACTAAGGTTATTGGACAATCTTGCCCTATTGTTTGTCTTGCTTTATTTACAGCATCTGACTTATTTACAGCTGATACTGATATAGTAGCTGTTTGGTCTTTTTTAGTTTTATCTGGAATATAAGTTACAGTCCAATCATTCTCTTTAAGTGAAGCATATCTTTTTTGTCCTCTTACTTTTGCTTCTTCTTTAATTAATTTTCTTTTTCTTGCTGCTTGTCTTTCCTTTAAAGATTTTTTTGGAGTTTGCATTTTTTTTACTTCTTCATTAAAAGACTCATTTAATTCATTAAAAATATTAAAACTTGCTCTTCCCATTAAATTATATCCTCCTCTTCATCTGGATTTTCTATATCAGCTGGAAGTGGTAATTCTTCAGCTGTTTCTAAATTATCTGCAGCTAAATCATCTTGTACTTCTTCTGCAGCCTCGGGGTCTATTTCAATTAAGCAATTCATTAAATAATCCATAATAGCTTCATGGTCTGGAGTTAAATCCTCACCATATCTTGGATTTAATTCATTGATTTCAGCAAATGTTTTTGGTAAAACTACAAAATCAAATCTTTCTTCTGAAGCTTCTGATTTATCTTCAACTGGTTCTTCTTTTTCATCTGGTTCTATTACATTATTTTCTTCTGATTCATTTATAGTATCTTGTAAATAGCAATAATCTACTTCCCATCTTTTTCCTAAATTATCTTTTGGAATTGAATGCATATACCAATCAAGTCTTGCTCCTTGGTCTGTGCCATCTAAACAATAACCAAATAAAGAATTTCCTGCTTTTTCTGGATTCCAATATTTATTATCGCTTGATACTTCGTAGCTTCTTGATTTTTCAGAATATTCTTTATCAAAAGATTCTGGTTTAAATACAATAACTCCTTTAATATCTTTTCCTTCAGCACAAGCATCTTCCATAATTTTTTCAAATTCTTCCCAGGTTAATCTGTTAGAATCTGATTCTTTTAAATCTGGTTCTTTTAAATCTGGTTCTTTATCTTCTATTTCAGTCTCTATTGGTTCATCTTCTATTTTAATGTTATCATGTTCTTCTGGTTTTGTATCTATTAACATTAATGTATCGTTATTATCTTCTGCAACTTTACCAATTATATAAATAGAATTATTAAGGTCTTCTTTAGAAGTTACTTGATAAAGATTTAAATCAAGGTCTACTAATACTTTTCTTAATTCATCTAATTGTTTATCAAGTTCTGATTTTTCTTCAACTGGATTCTCCTCTTGATTTTCTTCAGAATCAAGAGTATCTTCTAGCTCTTCCTCTGTTTGTTCTATTTCCTCTTCTTTTTCTTCTTCATCATCTTCTGCTTCTGTTAAAGTAGATTCTTGAATCCATTCTGGTTTAATATCATATTTTTTAAGTTCTTTATCAGTTAAAGGTCTATTTAAATAAATAGCGGTTTTACCATCATCTAAATCTTCACTCCTAATATATACTCCATCTGGTAAGGTTCCAGGGCCTATACCATGATTAGTAATATATCTGTATTCTTTAACTTCAGATTCTTTTACTAATTTTAATTTCTTATGCATTGATTAATATCCTCCTTTATTTTAAAAATCTCTCCTCTGACAAATGCTTCTATAGAACATTTCTATCGTTTTGAGCCTTTCTTTTTCTATTGAAAGTGGATTTGATAATTCTTTCATTAAATCTACAAAACTTTTTAATTTTCCTTTTTGAGCTAATTCTAATTCAGAATTACCTGGTATTAATTTTATACCTTTCTTACAAAGAGAAATAAAATAATCTACTTCTCTTTGTAAGTCTAATAAATTGCTATATAGCTGTACTACCTCATTATACTTATCTAAGATATACTTTATATCCTGTTGTTGTTCATAAGTTGCACCTTCTATTTTTGGTGGATTATCTAAGTACTTTCTTATATCCTCACTTAATTTATTTACTACTGCATTTGCATCTGATAAATTCATATTCTAATTACCTCCATAATATTTACTATTTCTAATAAATATTATGCTTCTTCGGTAGAGCCTGCTACAGAGCTAGGTCCTCTAACTTCTTCATATCCCTTATTTGCTAAATCTTTTGCCATATCCCATATTTGTTTTTTACTTCTTTTAGAAGTTCTTCCACTTGTTGTTAATTTTTGACCTGATACTAATTGAAATTTTTTATCTGTATCATTTACTATTAAACCTAATAAAGTATAGCCACTTGTATTTTTAGCATAATAAACTTTACAATAATCTTTTTTACTATCTCTATAATCTAAATCCTCAGATTCTGTTATTTCTTCTTTTTCTGGATTTTTTTCTGTAGGGTCTATCTGTTCACCATCACGAGTTATATCACATCTTGAGAAATAATCTTTATCTGCTTCTTCTTTATTATTATAGATTTCAGCATTTTCAATTAAATTCTCTTCTTTATTATAATCTTCTCCTACAATATACTTATCATTGTCTTGAAGCATATAAACATTTCCTTGTGATTTAACTTCTGTAAGTTTATCTGATACTACTTGTTCATCTATTACTTCTTCTGATTCGTCTAATGGTTTTCCATTACTATCTACTTTTTCATAATAAGCACCACAACCATTTTCAGCTTCTAATTCAGCTACTCTGTCTTGAGCCTGTTCTAAACTTTCAACTGTATCTACTAATTTAGAATTATAAACTCCATCTCCTCCTAAAAGAAGATAAATATTATATTTGATAGATTCTTCTGATTCTTTTAATAAAAGAATAGCATTTATACCTTTATCTACATAATCTTCTTTACTTAAATTATTATCTTTTATATATTCATCTTTTTCTTTTTCTGTTGGAAATTGAATATATTTTCCATCTGATTCTTTTAGTTTCTTTAATTTAAGTTCTAAGCTATCAATTTCTCCTTCTAGTCTATCTGATTCAGCAGAATCTCCATTATTTCTTTTTTGAGCTCTTGAATATTGTTCTACTTTTTTCTTTATTTCAGCTTCTAATTCAGCAATTTCTTTTTCTTTGTCTGAATCTTCTGATTCATCAACGGCTTCTGGTTCTAATAAACCTTTTTCTGCTGACTTTTTTCTTACTTCTTCCATTGAAGATTCTTTTATATGTTCTGATTCTTCAAAATCATCCTTTTCCCAGACTGTTTCTGAATATTCTGAATTAATATCTACATCTCCATCAAATTCGTATCTATATGATATTTGTTCTACCTTCATAGCATTTGGAGTATTTTTAGCATATTCAACAGCCTCTTCTTCAGAATCAAATCTATCTAACTCGTCATAGTCTTCTGCATAAACAATATATTCTTCTATTACATTTTCACCTTGAACTGCTAAATCTATAAATTTAACTAATTCTTCATCTATAAAATGGTATTCTATTCCATATACATAAAAATCAGAATATACTGAACCATCTGCATTTTCTTCTTTAAATTCAATATTACCATCAAAGGTAGAATGAATCCAGCCTCCACCAATTAAACTTTTTACTTGTGTTCCATCTAATGACTCTCTTATATTATCCTTATTTAATTCTCCTTTTTCTTCAAGGTCATGATTATCAACAAGAAGTAATTTTGTTATTTGTATTTGTGCAGAATCAACATGCCCTCCATCATAATAACTTTCAAATGTTACATCTTCAAGTGTTGCTGATATATCACAATCAAGAAGATATGTTGGAGTTCCATACTTATCCTCTGTTGTTTCTGCTACATTAAATGAATTAACTGTTGAAGCATCAATAGTACCTGTTATATTATAACCAGCTCCTGCCCCTTCATTTAATTTATTTTCTCTTTCTGAAAGTACTCTTGTTTTCTTTATCTTAGGAAGAGCATTTTCATTTAAGCTTTTTATTAAATCAAAACTAGTCTTCATTAATTAATCCTCCTTATATTCTTTCTAATATCATACCAACAGCTGTCTTTTCTTCTCCTTCAATACTTAACATATCAAAATATGGTTTTATAATAATATCAAACCCTGATGGAGCAGATAATCCTCTTGCTATTATTACTGCTTTAACTGCTTGATTTACTGCTGATACTCCTACACATTTAAGTTCTAAATGGTCTACATTCTTTATATTTGCATATATTGCACTAGCTAAATTTTTAATATCTGTATCCTTTCTTACTCGAAATTCCGGACCTTTAAATTCATTTGACATTGCTACAAAATCTCCTTTCTAAGTTACTTAGGTTATCTATTATAATAAATAAAAAGTCTACAAAAATAAGACCTATTTGTTAATAGGTCTTACGATTTAAGTCCAAAATCAAATTAAGAATTTTTAATTCTTCATTCTCAATTGGAGATTCTATATAATTATTTATTGCTGGTTTTATAAGCTGTTGTTTACTTATTTTATAATTATCTATTAATTTCTTATACCATTTACTTATTTTTCCAGATGGTGTAAGTACTCGATTTAAGAATGTGAATAGACTTACTCTTATATATTCTGCTCCTGTTCTATGTAAAAGATTTAAATAAGTTCTTATCATTGTTACTGTATCTGTTCTAAAACTTTGTAAGAACTCTAAAAAGGCTCCTGAATTATTATATTCTTTTAAGGTCCATTTTCCAGTTATCCAATAATATTCTACTAAATCTCTAAAAGTAAAATCATCTAGGTCTTCGTAAAATTCTAATAAATATTTTGGTACTGGTCTATTATATTTACTAAATACTACTTTTAGTAAGGTTAATCTATCTGTTAAATCATATTCTGCTAAAGCTGATAATGATATATAAGGTACTCCTAAATTTTTAATCTGATTTATATATTTTGTTTCTCCTGTAAATATTATGGGTTTATCTGAATATAAAACAGGTTTATCAAGAATTATAAAATCAGGATATAAAAATTGTAAAAGGCCTATATCAGTCGTTTTTACACTATGATTTACTATACTTATTTGATTATCCATTATAAACCTCCTAATATTTGTAATAATTTATCTTTATTCTTACATTTTTTTATTCTCATATAATCAACTAATAATTCTGGACAATTCTCTGCTAAATACTTATCTAATTCATATCCTTCTAAATTCTCTTGATTTATATATTGTATGGCTGTTTTCTTATCTATAAAATTACATTCTACATTCATATCTAAAGGATATTTAAGTATTGTTTTCATTCTGCTATATAATGGTATTGATAAATTATCCTTAAGAGATATTAATATAAGAGGAATTTTTATTTCTTCTATTAATTTAAGTAATATACTATCTCTATATAAGGACCCTATATCTTCTATTACTAATGGTTTATCATATTCTACATTTGAATAATTAGTAATTAATTCTTTTGCTTCTTCTGTATTATCTATTCTTATTATAGGACCTCTATACATTTTCTTAAACATAATTCCAGCTGACCCTAATAAAAGTACTGGAGTTTTATTTTTAACATCTTTCATTACTGAATAAATATGTGCCATTGGTTCCATAATAATCCTCCTCTATATATTATTATGCAAAAATAAAAAGAGGGTGTTATCCCTCTTTTATCGGTTTATGAAAGCTAAACCCTGACACTTTATAGAAATCTTTTAAGACTTCCATTATTATATATAATTTTTATGCAGATTCCATACTATCTAATATATTTGAGCATGTAACTTCATAAGCCATCCAAGCAAGATAGTTCTTTACTATATCTGCTCCCATTACTATATCTATTAATTCACAGTGTCTTTGTAACATTTCAAGTGTTGATTCTGCTCCAAATACATCTTCTACCATATCATAAATTTCATCATTGAAATTATCAAAGAATTTTACTGTATCTGTATAATAGATAAGTGAACTTACTGTTCCTGATTGACAACCATGTTCTGTTATTTCTTCAAGTCTTGATTTTAATTTCTCATCAAAAGTATCTCCATTATAACCAGATATATCTGAATCCATAACATCATCTATAACCCATTTATACATAGCATTATCATTAGACATATCATTTAATATTTCTTGTACTTCTGGAGATAATCTTTCAAAGTCATTTACTGGTTCTTCTTGAGTTTCTTCTGATTGTTCTTCTTCTGGTTCATCTGCTTCTTTTATAAATGAATCTTTTCCATTTGGAGCTACCATTTTATCTATAAACTCTTTAATTTCTTCTGGAGTTTCATTTCTATATACAATAGTTCCCAAATCATCTTCATCTTTATAATCTTGTCCTTCTGGTTTTTCTCTTGTAAATAATAAAGTATTTGTATCTTCTATATAAGTTGTAAATATTCCATTATAATGGATACCATCACATTGTTTTGCAAGTTCTTCATCTATTTCAAAACCTTCTTCTGGGTCTTGTCTTTCATTTACTGGTTTACAATTTACATCATCACAATATGGAACCTCATCTGACTCTTTTAATATATTTTCTAAAAATTGTTTTGTATTTGACATAATAAAATCCTCCTTTAATCTATAAAATCTTCACCATAATATTTATAGTCTAATTCACTTATTATCTTGTTTATTATATCATTATCATAGTTCTTAGTTATTTCATGTTCTTTTACAAAATTATCATACCAAGTATCATCAGCTCTATCATCATCTGTTTGATAATTATATGAACAATCTATAAATTTATTTGTAATTGGTTCATTATAAATATCAAAAGCATCATTATCTGGAATATATACATACCAATTACCATCATTTAATTCACCATAAATCATAGTTGCATTATTACTATAACCATAATCTGTTTCTCGATATGATTTAATTAAATTTTTCAGATTCTTCTAATTCTTCTGGTCTTATAATAAATTCGCCATCAAATTCTTCATTATATTCATCTGGATTTATTCTTTTATATTTACCTGTTATAGTATTTTCTATTTCAACCATAAAACCATTCATTAATTTATCATGAGCAAATGAAGTAGCTTCAGACCAGTCATTAGTTTTTAATTCGTCTTCTAATCCATGTACTTTTTCATCATAATATGAACATACAATATATTTTGTATTATCATTAGTTTCATTTAAATTATTTTGAATTGATTCTATTAGTCTCTTTGTTTCTAACATAATAATCCTCCTTATAAAATATAAAATGTTCTGTTTCTGTTACCGGGTCTTTACCTTTTGGATAAGTTATAGTTCCTTCAAAAGTAAATCCATATTTTGATTTATTGTCTTTCTTTAATTTAGTTCCAAATCCCATTTCTTCAGCATTACTAAAATTCATATTTTTTCCTTCTGCATTATCAAAAGTCATCATTGTACTTCCATCTTTACAATAAATAATTCCAAAGAAATCTTTATCTTTCCATACTATACTTTCTTGATTTATTGCATTTCCTATTTGTAATGCTTCTTCTTTACTTATATTATATATAATCAAACTTTTTTCATAAGCAATTTGTTTTTCTTCACCCTTATCTGTTTGATAAGTATAAGTTCCATCTACTTTATTGAAACCAATTCTTTGACCTTTTTTATAAGTTAAATCTCTTACTAAATTATTTAATTCTGTACTTCTATCTTCACCTGTTGTTTGGTCTTGAGAACCGATTATAGCAAATGTAGAATCATCTTGTGTATGTTGATATATTCTACTATAACTTGCTTCTTTTAAATTATCTTGTATACTTTCAAATATTGATTTCATTTTCTTATCACTCCTTTCTACATATTTTCTGTAAGTACTTCTCCTTCTTTCATATATGAAGTTCTATGTACTTCTATTAAATTTTGTATATTTCTTGTTTCTGTATTAAATGCTTCAAAATTTTCTTGGTCAAAATCACCAATAAATCTTCCAATGGATTCTCTATAATTATCTAAAATATCTACAAATGTATCTTCTGGTTCATCTGGTACTACTTCAGGAGCATAAGTATATCCTATTGAATCAAAGTGTTCTATTACAATATTTAGTACTTGATTAATAGAATCTAATAGTTCAGGTCTATCTTCCTCTTCTGCTTGTAATACATATTCTCCTATTAAATCAGATAATTTATTTAAAACAGGTAGGAGTGTGTCTTTAAATGCTCCTACCGTTATTTCTTCCTTAAGAGCTTTATATATATTCATAATAAAATCCTTTCAAAATTACTCTATTATAATATATAATTTCTATGCAATTATTTAACTTTAATATTCCAACTAAGTTGTTTATATAATGGATATAATCTTTCTATATGTTTCATAAATTCATATTCTATAAGCTCTTTTTGTGTTATTCTTTCATCATACCTTGGATAATGATATAAAAGTGAGCTATGAGTTCCATCTGTTACATATTTCTTATAGAACTTTGTAAACTCATCTATTATATTCTCTCCAGTTACATCTTTTCCATAATAAGCATCAAATTCAAAAACCTTAGTTTCCCATTTATTAGATACAGCTCCTAATTGTCCTACTGAAAATCTATAACCATATCCTAATAAATCTTCTAAAATAGGTTTTAATGCTTCTTGAAATTCAGGGTCCTCAATATGTTCTCTTACATACATTCTATCTACTGCACCATTTGGAACTGAATGATATATTCCAATATCTAATCCATCTAATGAAATATCTACTTGAAAACAATTATACTTTTGGAATCCTAAAAATGGGTCCTCTTTTAAGTCTCTTCCTTTATTTAATAATGCTATTTCTCTTTTTGACCTTCCATATCTTAAGCCTATCCAATTAACTTTTCCATGATTATATTCACAAGGAAAAAGAAGAGAAGTAATATTTTCTTTCTTCCAATGTGTATATAAGTTATATGGTATTACCTTTAAATCTAAGTCTTCTTTTAGTTCTAATAACCTATCCTGGATTTCTTTTCTTACATTTCTTATATCTTTAGAATTTTTATCCTGATATTCTTCTTTAAAAATATCATAATGATAATCTTCAAAATAACTCATATTACATATTCCTTTCTAATTAAAATGGTAAATCATCATCTGTAGCTGTATCTACAGATTCAGAATTATCCTCCTCTTCTTCATCATCTTCTCTTGGTGGTAATGAATTTACATAATCTTCTAATTTAGATTCATCAATTCTTTCAGATTCTGGTTGTGCCTCATTTATATCTTTAAGCATTTTAAGTAAATCATACTCATGTTGTTCTGGACCATGTTTAAATTCACGGTCTACAATTTCCCATTTTTCTATTATATAAGTACCATTATCCCAATTATCTGTATCTAATGAATCATATTTATCAATACCTACTGATAATTCGCCACCAAAGAAATTACCTATTACTTGACAAAGTCTTGCCCAACCATAACAGTCATCTTCTGGACATCTAAATCCTCTTATTTTACAATATGCAAGAAAAGCTTCTACTGAATCTCTTCCTCCATTCCAATGTAGATATACTCCTATATCTTTATTTTTAGTTGCAATTACTGCTCTATTTCCGCATAATTATCTTTCCTCCTCTTTATCATTATCAATTAAATCTACTCTTCCTGGATTTATACACCTAGATGTCATACTATCTAAATCTACTTCATAAATATACTTTTTCTTATGTCCAAAAACATCTATTTCATGGATTTCACTATATCTCATTTTATTTCCTTTTACTTGATATTCTATTATTCCATAATATTCAGCCCATCTTAAAGCTCTAAATTCATATTCGGGTAATTCCCAAACATTTTCTCCAAGCTCTATCATTATTTATCCTCCTTATTAGATTCTTTATTAATCATTTGTTGTATCCTTGCTGGTATTACTATATTTGCATTACATTCATCACAACATCTTCCTTCATTTACAGGATATGCATTATTACCATAACCTGTATATTCTTTACCACAAATTACACATTTATTAGTTTCTATAGACTTATAATCTACTTCTTTAATCTCATAAATAATATTATCACCTATAAATAAATGATTATATTCTGATTCAGTAACTAAACCTCTATTATAAATATCATCATGCTTTTGTAATGATTCTATACTTAATCTATTTTTACAAAAATTTTGAGCAGATTGTAAATCATTATATCCTTCTTGACTAACATTTGTATCAATTAATTTATTAGTATCCTTATCATAATATTTAACTAATATAGTATAAACTGTTTTCATAACTTAATTTTCCTTTTTAAAATATATTTAATTCGCGTTAGAATTGATTCTAACAAGTTTTAATTAATAAATAATATAATTTAATGTCTTAAGCAAATTCACAATAAAATTCATTAACTTTTGTATTATCTGTAAATACTAGATAATAAATTTTCTTTTTTCCATAAGTATTAGGTACAACATAAGTAAATTTATTTTTTACTTCCTTAATTTCACCTAGCATCTTTCTACCATTTACAATTTTAATTTTATCTCCTTTCTGAAAGTTTCTACAATACTTTCTATATGTTTCTTTTTCTTCATCTGTTGCATCTATGATTGCCTCATTACTCCAAGTTCTTTCATCATCTATCATATATGTAACATAATCATAAGTTCCATCTTCATTAATTTGAACTGCATCTGCAAATGATAAACTATTTCTTATATCTACTGTATGTCTATTATCTACTTTATTTTCATCTCTTAATATAACCATTTTTATACCTCCTTTACACTTAATATTTTATATTCTTGTACATTTGTACCTAAACCATATATTCTTTTACATTCTTCTATGTTATTAACCATATTTTTAATCCTCCTCAATACTTAATCCAAATAATCTTGCTGGTATTACTTGTTCTTCATTACATTTATCACAACATCTACCTTTAGAAACAGGTTCTGCATTATTTCCCCAATGTGTATACTTTTTAAAACAAATACTACAAATTCCTTCCTCTTTATAATTATCCATTTTCTTTTACCTCCTTTAATAATCTTCTTTTTCTTCTTCTTTTGTTTATTCTTGACTGTTCTCTTACCTTCTCATATTTCTTAAAATTAGATTCAACCTTTGTTTGTAAAACATTTAATTTAAAAATTAAACCTGTATCTATATGGTCTTTTGCTTGTTCTAAAACTCTTGGTATTACATCTAAATCTTCATAAGTAAAATATGATACTTTGTTTCCTGGTCTTAAATGACTTTTTCTTTCATCCTTTTTCATATTCCAATAACTCCTTTCTTTTATATTATCTTCTTTATAATTAATCTGTTACTTCACAAAAATATTTTAGTTCTTCACCTGTTAAATTATTACAAGCATAATTATCAGCTTGTTGCCATAAATCATTATATAGTATTGCAAATGATTCATTACCTTGTTCATAATGTTGCCATAATTTATGATTTAATACTATTACTAATTCTGTTAGCATTTTATAATCACCTTTCCATTCTTCAAAAGCTCTATTAAATGTATCTTGTATTGCTTCTAATCCAAAATGGTCTGCTATTGTAAAATCTTGCAAAAATGTATTATCCATATTATAACACTCCCTTATTATTAAATCTATTTTCTTTTTTAAGTCTTTCCTTAAATATATTATGATTTTTTATCTTTTTCCTATTATTTATAATTATTGGTACTTTTTCAGCCTTATATTTTTTACCCTGTCCTTCTACTCTTTCTAAAATTTCATATTCAGCAAGTCCATCTACTTCTCTTATAAATTTTGCTTCTTTCATATTATCCTCCTTAACAATGATATAATTATAATTCTTTTAACATCTTATTATAAGTAATGATTTCCTTTTGTTCATTTAAATATTTTTCAAATTCTTCTTTTCTAGTTGCTGTTAACTTATTATAATTATGTTCATTTTTAAATTTAGCAAGATAATATTTTTCCCAGTATTCTTTTGCTATTCTTACTACTCCAAACATACTTGTCTGAAATCTATAACATTCCCAGGTTCTATTAATATAGTGTGCTCTATTATGTGCTATTTCATTGTCTCCTAAAAATAATGTACTATCATGCCAAAATCCCCTTGAATTACTTCCTGATTCATTTACAATTAAATATTGTTGTAAATCCTTATCTTTAAACTTTCTTAATTCCATATTATACTTCCTCCTTTCCTTTATATTCTTTCTCCAATTTGTCTAAGATGTTATAAAACTTTTCAAATTCTCTATGTGATATTAATAATTTGTCTTTAATATTTTTTGTTTTATGTACTGCTTGAGTTTGTAATCTAATTTCTAAATCTTCTAAAAATTCAATATCTTTCTTATTTAATACCATTATTATTCTACCTCCATTTCATCATAATAATATAATGTAGGTTTTTCTTGCTCTGATATAAATTGTCGTGCTTTCTTCTCTAAATCAAATACTTTAACTAATTGTACTTCATATTCTTCCATATATGATTCATATCCATTTTCTTCCCATACTAAATATACTTTCATATTATCACCCCTTATACTACTTCCTTCTTTTTAAGATAAGCTTCTTTTCTTCTTTGTGTCTTTGTTTTGATAAACGACTTGATTCTCTTCTTTTATCTTGTTGTTCTTTTGCTTTAGTTACTTTAATGTATATTATTGCAAGTTCTGCTGATTTATTTTCTTTCATTAATTTCTCTAAATATTTTATGTCTTCGTCATTAAATAAAATCTTACTATATCTATGTGAATATCTTTTATCTAATTCTAACATCTAATCCTCTCCTTTCGTTTGTAATTTAATTTTTTGTTCCTTTGTATCCAAAACGCTATTCTAATTATACTACATATTTTATAAAATGTAAATAGGTTTTTAAGGAAAAAATAAATTAGTCCATATTTAAGTTTAGGACCAATTTAATATTTAAAGTATATAATTAATCTACTAATATATAAAAGTCCTTCTATGGTCATCCTGGATGTAATCTGGACCTTTTAAATAAATATGGGACCCTAAATAGACTAATTTAGTACTAAATAGGGTCCTTTTTGTTAATTTTGGATAATTTTAGTTAATCATGAACAGGTTTCCCAAGGTCATTGAACTTATATTTACGGTCCCGATTCTTCTGAACCTTTTTCTGAATCTCAGCTCCAAGGTCAATTCCCTTGATTTCTGCAATTCCCAGGAGATAGATAGCCACATCTGCTAATTCTTCAGGAAAAGTATCTTTTTCCTTATAGTAAGCATCATAGGCTTCTCCTACCTCTCCATAGAGATAACAGAATTCTTGCTCGATATTTGTTGTGTTGAATCCATGTCTCCGTTTGTTTTCTAGTATCTCTCTTTGGATTTCTGGTAAGTTCATAATTTAAACCATCCTTTCATTCAGCTAGGGTTAATAGTTAACATAATTTATTATAACATCTTTTCTTTTATTTGTAAACTATCTATTATAAAATTTTAAATAGTTTTCTATAAAGTCTTCTAATTTTTTATATGTATCATCATCTACTTCATCTCTTAATTGTCTTTTAAATAAATTTAAATCTTCTATTTTTGGTCTATTATCATACATGACATACATATCTGTAAATTCTAAAAAGCTTTTTAATTCCCAGGTATTTACTAAATGAATTGTATCCGGTGATTGTTCCATATATTTTTTCAACTCCTCCTTTATTATGCTATCTGGATTATAATCCAGGTCATGACCTATTAATTGTATATATTTAGGTCGTAAAATTCTTATAGCTTCTTCACATTGTTTTTTATTAAAAAATCTTACATGACATTTAGATTCTGGAATATTCATTTGAACAGCAAGCCATTTATACATAGATGTTCTTGCTTTTCCTTTTCTATTACTCATCATCCAAATAGCATCTAAGTATTGGTGTACTCTATTCTTTAACTGTTTTAATGTCATTCCATAATCTCACCCCTTATTTAGGAAGTGTACCCGCATATATTATCTCTCTTATATCTCTAAGTAAGGTAAACACATTACTATCAGTTTCCTTTTGTGCTCTTAATAGTTGTTCTATTAGAAGATATTTAGTTTTATAATATAATGCATCTGACTTAGCTTCCTCTAATTCTTTTATTAATTCTTTTTTCTTAAACATATTATTTTTCTCCTTTATATATTCTTAATTTTAACTTTAACCCTTCATATATTATTATGCAAAAAATAAAGTCCCCTATTTTGGGACTTTATATCTTATAATTTTTCTGCAATTCCTTGAACTTCTTTTTCAAGTTCTTCATAAGTTGATTTATCTGGTTCTTTACTAAACATTAATTCTATAAATTGGTCTAGTGTTTGTTTAAAAATTATTCCTTGTAAGTGTGTACCTTTACTATTTATAGAATTAGTATACATTAATTTATAATCATCTTTAGATATGTATTGTTGTATTTGTTTATAATAATCATAATAGAACTTTCTACTTAATTCTTCTATAGCTGCTAGAGTTTCAGGTAGAACTTCCTTGGCTAAAGCTACATTGTAATAGATAAAACAACTGAATGCTGTTTCTAATGCAGCTGGAGCTATCGCTTTAAGAGGAACTCCTTCTCTTTGAGCTACATCATAAGCATGATGTAAATTAAAGATATACCCTGGAGTACAGATTCCATACTCATATTCATCTTTACCTCTTCTAGTAATAGATACTTCATTATAGTGCCATTCATAGGTAGGAACATTTAAAATTTTTCCGCCCTCTGCTCCCATATCTTTTTGAGCTATTAAGTTACACATGTTATTAAATCCTACATCTTCATTTGCTCTAGTACTTGTGAATCTAATGTTGTGTTCTTGTAAGAAACTTCTTCTATACATGTGTCCGAAAACCCACACTAGATTTGCTTGCATAGGAGCTTGTTGTCCTACTTCTTTTCCTATCTGTATAAATGGACTTATTATAAATTTAGCTGAAGTATCTTTAAGTGGTTTAGCAAGCATTCCAAGTGAACACGCTTCATAAAAAGTATCATCTGCATCTATAAAAGTTATAAAATCTTCTTTTGTATTATCTATTCCATATTGTCTTGCATATCCAGGTCCTCTATTTTCTTCATATCCTATTTCTTTTATATCTATGATAGGTGAAAAAGTATTTACTATGTCTTTATAATCTTTCCCACCATCATTTACTATAGTTACTTTTAATTCATTTCTGTTTAATTGCATTGCTATACTAGCAAGAGTTCTAATTATTGTATCTTGACTATTATAAGCAGGTATAATTACATCAATCATTTCTTTAAAACCTCCTATATATTTATATGCTTCTTTTTATTATTTCTTATTATAATTTATAACTCCATTTTTTATTTTAATATCCAGTAGTCCATCCAGCAGATGTAAATGCTGAATAATTACTTAAAGTCTTGCATTTATCTGCTTGTTCTGAAGTTAAACCAATATATTTTAATGTTTTTGTATCAGTATAAGATGTAGCATTAATACACATTTGCATTATAACATTCAAACTATCATCAGACAAATTTGAACAACCTTCAAACATATATGACATATCAGTAACACTACTCGTGTCTAATTCTGGTATTGTAGTTAAATTTGTACAACCATCAAACATATAACCCATATAAGTAACCTTGCTTGTATTTAATAATGGTATAGTTGTTAGATTTGTGCAAGCATAAAACATAGCAGCCATATTAGTAACCTTGCTTGTATTTAATAATGGTATAGTTGTTAAATTTGTACAATTATTGAACATTTGGCCCATATTAGTAACTTTACTTGTATTTAATAATGGTATTGTCGTTAAATTTGTACAACTAGCAAACATGGTATGCATATCAGTAACACTACTCGTGTCTAATTCTGGTATTGTAGTTAAATTTGTACAATCATTAAACATCCAACTTATGTCAATAACTCTGCTTGTGTCTAATAATGGTATTGTAGTTAAATTTGTACAATCATTAAACATATAGTGCATATCAGTAACTTTACTTGTATTTAATAATGGTATTGTAGTTAACTTTGAGCAATCTTGAAACATAGCATGCATATTAGTAACACTACTCGTGTCTAATAATGGTGTTCCATCCCTTTTAACTGGTATGCAGTATATATTTTTATTTATAGTTTTATCGTTATCTGTTAATATTCTAGGCTCCATATTTTCATATTGATTTTGAATTTTATTATACACTTCAGCATTAGTATCAGTAAATGAGTTATCAGGCATACCTAATGTACCACTTTCAACTCCATTTTTGCCATAAAATGATTTCTTATAAACATAATCTGAGATGACATCCAATTGAGTTGGCGCTAATTCCCAACTATTATTCTTATATATGTATATGCCTTCGAATACGCTTGCACCTATTTGCATAAAGTAACCAAAATTATCATTCCAGATATTAGCATTGCCTTTTACTGCAGTAGGAAGTTTTACAGGGTTATCTAAATCACCACTATCTCCTTGCAGACTAGTTCTTGTATATGTAATGCCATCTTCTGATGTATATGAAGCTCGTATATATCCACTCTCAAACCAACTATCAAATCTAAAAGAAGTTTTACTTAAATTACAATTACCATCAAATATCACACTACTATCTACTGGGCTTAATGGGCCGTATGCGCTATCTGTAAATGCTGTAGGAAGTGTTACGGTTTCTGGAAATGTTATTGCAGTTACTTCCATATCGACTGTCATATTGTGCTGTTCATTTTTATATACTAATGCTAAATCGCCTTCTACATTACCGGTAGAACTATTCATTTCTTCTTTTGTCTTAAATAACTTTACATCTCCACTACCTGAACCTGATGGTATATTTAATATGGCATTTGGATAACTTGCAAAATTAGTTACTGTTTGTCCTTTATTTTCTATTGCATTACCTATATTTATTTTTATATTCTGTATAGTTTCTAATAAATTATTTAATTCTGTCATTATAAGCTATCCTCCTTTTCTATAAAAATATTGGGAACTCTAAATCTTCTTCTTCTACTTCTTCCATACTTGCTAATAATCTTCCATAAAATCCCTGTGACCTTGAAAGACTTTTTGCTAGTTCTTTTAATCTATTCCAATCTTCCATATCATCTAATTCTAATGTATCTCCTTCTAATGCCATTATTACTTCTACATCATCAGTACATTCTTTCATTTTATGAACTGTATCTTCATCCTCATTTAATTCTCCATTATATTGTTTAGCTTTTAAAATATCTACTATTTCTTTATCTGATTTTTCAGGATTTTCTTTCTTCCAATTATTAAATGATTTACTATATTTTTTCTTAAATTCTTCTATATCATCAGATTCTCCTAAGAATCTTGATTTTGCCATACTTATTTGTGAATCACAGGTTTCTATAAATTGGTCTACTATTTCTTGTGCTAAATGAGTTCCAAGTTTTGTAGAATCTATTTCTTTTAACTTATTAAGTATTAATTCTACATCAGAAATGAAATCTTCAGGGTCTCCTCCTAATTTTTCAGAATATTCTTCTTTTAATTTTTCTGATTCTTTTAAGCTACCAAAAATATCCATATCTTTTTTTAATTGAGTACATATTTGTTTTCTATCTTCATCTTCTTCTGAATAAATAATGTTATCTATAAAATTAACTATTTTTAGATATGTTGGATTATCATTTATATTCTCTATATGTTCTTTTAAAGAATTTTCTGGAAGTCTTTTATTTATTTCATCTTCAGTCTTACCTGAATCAAATCTTGATTCATACCATGATTTTGATAAATTATTCCAAGCTGAGGCATATCTACCTACTACATAAGCTTTACTTACTCTTGATGATAAATGAACACCAAAATTTCTTCTTATATTTGCAAGACCTTCTTCCCTTCCGAGACTTCTCATATTAGCTTCTATATTAGCTGCTTCTGTTGAATCACCACATAATACTACTTGATAATGTGTTTTTCCTTCTGCTCCTCCCCAACCTGATAAGAACTTGTCTCTTGCAATTACACAAGGGACCCTATTCCAATCAAGGTCAATATGATAAGCCTTTTTATATTCTTCAGCTATTTCATTTGCATCTGTAGTAGCCTCAGTTAAAGTTCTTTTAGGAGTATATAATTCTTTATACTCAGATTCATTTAATGATTTGAATAATTTAAAATTAAAATTTGTCATCTCTATATTTTCCTTTCTTATTTTAATCTTCTATTTCTTTTATATAACTTGATAATTCTAATTCTGTTTTCCATTCTGTAGGGTCTAATCCATCTCCAAAAATATTAAAATCTGTTACTAATTCTTTACCATCAGATTTTCTTTTCCAATAAACCCCGTCTCTTGTTAGGAAAGATATTACAAAATTATCATCATAAGCATCTTCTTTTAATGCTTTTCTAAAGTTATCCTGTATTGTATAAAGTATATTTGATTGAATCATAATATCCTCCTTCTAAGCTAACTCAAACAATATTGCTCTTGCTACTGCTAGATTAGAATTTGCTGTTATATTTATTCTTTTAACTCCTCCTGATTCAAAAGCTATAACTGCATATTCTTCTCCTTTCATATTATCTAATGTTATTTGAGCTATTTCACTTACTCTCATATAATTATTTATAAGATTCTTTAAATCTTCTAAAAATTCTGGAGTAGCATCAGTTTCATTTAAAGTTTCTTCTTTAAGGTCTTCTTTACTATCACATTCTTTACATTCTTCTTTTTTTGATTCTTCTAGTACTTCTGGATGTTCTTCTGCATATTCTTGAGTATAAAAATCTCCTGTAGACATATTATTATCTATTCCTTCATAATTTAAAGAAATATAAATATCAGTATCTAGTTGTTCATCTCTTAATTTATCTACTGTTATCCCTAATATATCTGCTGCCATATTATCTATTTCATCAAATCCCATTATTCCTCTTTCTTGAATTTCTAATGCGATTTGTTTTGCTGCTGAAGCTGTATCATCTTTTATATCTTCATTTAAAGAACTTTCAAATATCATTCCTTCTTCTGAATCTGATACAAGACCATGGTCTAAAAGATAAGCCATTCCAACCTCGTCTACATCCATAAAGAATGACCAATCATCTGTATAAGCTGTTTGCATAGCTTGTTTTATACGGTCTCTATAATCATTTGTATAGAAAATATATTGATTCCAGTCTCCATATATATCTTGGCCATTTTTTGAATAATCCATCCAAAATACAAGTCCTGAATTATTATCTTTTACAGCAACTGAATACCCTTCCTCTTTATTTCCTTCATGTTTTATAGCTTCTAAATCTACATTATTAAGTATATTATTTATTTTTTCTATTTCTTCTTCATCGTATTCATCATATTTATCCCATCTAACTTCTGGAAGGTCTTCATCTTCTTTTAATTTTTTCTTTTTTTCACAAGATTCATTTAAAGCTGAAAGAATTGAATTATCATATTTACTTGATAAACTTCCACTAATTTTATCTGATAATCTCATTATCTATTACTCCTTTCTATTATCTATTAATTCCTATTTCTAAAAATGCTGTTTTTCCTTCATAAGTAATTATAATTGTATTATTAGAACCACTTAATTCTCCTGATGGCTCATAAGTATAATCTGTGATTTCTTTTTCTGAGCTATCATCATAAGTAGCTGTTACTACCATTCCTTTAGGGTCAAATGTTTCTCCTATATTATAAGTTGTTTTTGTAGGTTCTGTAGTTACTTCTATTTTTACTAATTCAGGTTCTACTGGAGCTGGTTCTTCTTCATTATAATTTTGTACTACTCCATTTAAATCATTACCATTGTCTACATATTTCTCACCTGGAGTTACAAAATGAGATTTAAGTGTTTGTGCCATAACTTCTGGTACTACACTTTCTACCATTACAGTTTCTCCTGTTTCTAATGTAACTTCCCTTCTTACTGGAAGTCCTGTTTTTGTAGGAAATCCTTGTTCAGTTGTTGCCTCAGCAAGTGTATTTTGTAATAATTTTTCATCCATAATTTAAAATCCTCCTTAAAAATTAAATTTATTTATTTTTTTAAATTAAATAACTTTTTCTTTTTTAACAGCTATAAACTTATTATTTTCTTTTATAAGAATATAACCATCTCTTTCATATTGTCCATGTATATTTTTCATAAATCCTTTATTTAAAATAGAATCCATACTTTCATCTATTCCAGATAATAGTATGTCATAATATTTATTTTCTTTCTTTTTAGTTTTACCATTCATATTTTGGTCTACTTTTGGAGCTATATCTCCTACTTGTGTTCCACCTTCTCCTTCTTCATTTAGAGTTGGTAATATTTGTTCAAGTCTTGCAATTAAAGATTCTTCTCTTTCATGGTCTTCTTCTGGAGTATCTTCTATAACATTCTTAATAAAGGTAATTATATCTTTTATTTGAGACCTACTATTTAATGATTTTAATGTTTCTTCATAAGCTTCTTCCTTGTCATTATAGTTATCTCTAAAATCATAAGTATCAAAATCTTCTCCCCAGTCTACTAAATCCCAAGCAAGGTCCTCTAAATTTATTCCTGAATCTGATTCTTTTAAATTATTTTCTTTTATAACATCTTCATAGATAGATTCATAATATTTTTTCATTTTAGATAAAATTTCATAAGAAGGCATATTTCCTGTTGTATCTTTATAAATGCTAAACATCCAACCATCTGATGTGTATGGTTTTCTTAATCCAAATCCATAATGTTTATATGTATCGTTTGTAAATGAATCTATTATAAATTGTTTTATTGCTTCTTGTACTTCTACTTCTAATCCAGTATCTGATTCTTCTAATGATTTTGTAAAAAAACTTTCCTTAAGTTTCTTTTCTCCATTCCCTCTTAGTATACCTAAGTCGGATTCATAAATATTATATCCATTAATAGATACTAAAGGAATACCTTTTTCTTCTACTATTTCTGTATTTTCTTTAAGCAATTTATTGCAATCGTCATAATAGTCTTCTACCTTATTTTCTTTAAATAATTTAGTATTTGTAACAAGTCTATATGTTTCATTTAAATATAATAGAGCTGTTGCAAAAGCTTTAGCTTCTACTAAATCTTGTAATATCTCATTATCACTATTCTCTGTAAGTAAATATTCTACTTCTAAAGATTCATTAATAGTAAGTATTACACTTTTTTCTCCAGGAGTTACTACAAAATTACTTATTGTTTTAGGTATTACTTTCATTAATTATTGCTCCTTTCAATAGATTTTACTGTAATCAATCTCTATTATAATATATAATTTTAGAACGAATTTATAAAAAATAAAAGCAAAATCAATTTAATTGACTTTGCTTTGTTTTAATATTTGTTCTAATTCAGATTCAGTTAATAATCTTCCTTGTTTAAAACACCATAATAATCCTTGCTTTAACCAGTATGTAACATTTCTATCTACCTGTCCTACTTCTAAAGGTAATGTTTCCATTCTTCCAAACATGGATTCTATTAATCCCCCATTTATTTGTATTAAACATCTCTTATATGAATCTATTGTTCCTGATACTTCTATATGATGTATATATTGTTCATTATATTTACTATCTATTCTTGTTACTCTTCCTATTGTCTGTATATAAGTTTTAATACTAAATGGAATATCATAAAATATTACTGAATTTGCTTTTTGTAAGTTTACTGATTCAGAACCTGCACTTGTTATTAATACGACCGTATTATTATCTATTTGTTCCTCTACTTTTGTTCTTTCTTTTAATGGAATATCACCTGTTACTTTTAATATCTGTCTTACTCCTGTCTGTTTCTTACTTATTAAAAGTAATTTCTCAAGTCTAGTAATTACATCATTATAATCACAATATACAATAGATGGTTGTTTAAGTTCCATCTTCTTTTTTATAAGTGATAAGAATAATTGTTCTTTACTTGATAATTTTTCTTCTACCCTATATTTTTCATTTATATTATCTACAACCATTTGTAGGTCATGCATTCTTACTGCAAAGCTATCTTTTGCAGATTCTCTTAATAATCCTTTTCCTGCTTCTAAATAATGGTCTTGCTCTTTTTCATTTAATTCTGTTTTATGATAATAATATTTTAAATTATAAGGTTTTTGTTTTATTATTATATATTCATCTAATATTTTATGAAGTTTATCTAAATTCTTATATCCTACTATTTCTGATACTTCTACTCTTTTCTTTTGTTTATTCTTTCCTTTACCATACATTCTATAAGTCATGTGTTTTTCTAATATGCAATAGGTACTTCTAAATCTCCACCAGTCTCCTACAATATTAGGGTCTAATATGTACATGAGCCAGTATAATCCTTCTATATCATTTTTTAAAGGTGTTGCAGTAGCAAAATAAACTACTGCAAATAAAGGTCTTATATTTGCTACATAATTATAAAATTTAGATTTACTATCTTCTAAAATATGAGCCTCATCAACAAGTAATAATAATCTATGTCCTTTCTCCTTTAATTCAGTAATATAATCTATATTATCTTTAAGCATTGTATGTGTTATTAAATGGATTCTAGCTCCTTCTTGTTCTCTTTTATCTTGACTTGATATTATATTATATTTTATTTTTAATTTTTCTTCTAGCTCTCTTTTAAATGCTTTTATAGCTTTCTGAGGAATTAAAATTATAGCATGAGTATCAGAATATTTAAGTAATAAATGACAAAGAGTAGTAAGGCAAGTATAAGTTTTACCAAATCCTGTCAAGTTTGACAAGCATTTACACATTTATTTTTATGAATCATAAAATCTACTACTTCATTTTGTTCTTTAGTTAAAGGCCATTCAGGTCTTAATGTATAATCTTTACTTGTCATTTTTAATCATCACCAACTTTCTTTTAGATACTATATCTAATATAGTATTTTTAAATTCTTTTTTATAAATTTCACTATTTTTAAATCTAAAAACTTCATACCCATAATAATTTAAAGCTTTTGTTCTTATTAAATCATATTCTTTAGTTAAAGAAGTATGAGATTTACCATCAAATTCAATAATAATTTTATATTCTAAATTAACAAAATCTGGAACATAAAAATTTTTAGCTTTATTATTAATTTCTTTATATTTTGTTACATAAGTTCTTCTTTGGTATATAAAATCTAAACTTTCTAAAAAAGGAGAAATATATTCTTCGGCTGGAGTTTTAGTATGCCAATTATATCTTCTATTTTTTAGAAATCTATCTTTATTAGTATTTTTAATTGCTGCTTTATGTAATTTTTCTAAAACTATATCATTATTCATTCCTTTTTTAGTTCCAATTGAAATATTTTCTTTTTGTTTATCTGTTAATGGTTTTCTTAAAGTACCTTTATAAAAACCTTGTTTTTCATATATAGGTATTTGTTCTGGAAGAAGATATTTACAAATAATTCCATTTGTATAACATTTCTTACCTTCTCTATAATTATTATTTTTCATCTAATCATTCCTTATCTATAAAATATCCTATAATATATTATGCTATATTATAGGATTTACTTAATATATTAGTCTTTTATATTTGCTATTTCTATTATTCTATTCCAAACATCTTCATTTAAATCTACTAATTTTGGTATTGCTTTAAGCCTTGGTAATTTCTCTCCTTCTATCATAAGAAGTTGGTCTAATAATTGTCTATATATTAATGGTACTTGTGTTAAATCTCTTGAAAGTTGTGTATATTTCATTGCTGCTTCTGAATACTTACTAGACATATTTGTAAGTGTTTGTAAATATTCTATTTTCTCATCTGATGATAAATATTTTAAGCTTTCTGGATTTGATAAACTATTAATTAATGATTGTTCCATTGCAAGTAACTTTGGTACAAATGATAAACTCATCATTGTAGTTAACTGACTTGATTCTCTTATTCTTGATTCACCATCTGCAAAAAACTTTTCTGCAAATACAGGTCTTGGAGCTTTACCAGCTAAATAATCATAAAATTCTTCTATCTGGTTTTTATCAAGTCCTAATGTATATTCTTCTGAATTATCTAGTAATTCATTACTTACAATAGAAGTATCCTCTTCATTCTCTTCTAAGTTATCAATATTAATCTCATCTGGTATTATTTCCAAATCTTTAAAATCATCATTATTTTCTAAATTTAATTCATCTTTATTTTCATTATCCATGAATCTTGCCTCCTATAATTATATTCTACATTATAATATATAAGAGGCTTGCAAATACTTACCCCTTATGTCTTTTCTTTCTTTTTATATCATTAATTAACTGATTCTTAAAATCATTTGAACATGCTTCACAATGTAATCTACCGTTTATCTTTAAGGTTTTATCTCCAACAATTGTTTCACCACATCTTGGGCAAGGTTTTACTATTATTGAATCTTTTAAAGTTTTTAATTCTATTGTATCTGTTGATTTAAATTTAGGTAATTGTTTTCTATATTCTTCTAGTTCACGTTTAACATTTGGTCCTAATTCTTCTAATAAATCATATTTAGGATTATAAGGATTATCTTTTAAAGGTTTTGGTTCTACCTTTACCTCCTTTAAATCTGGTAATCTATCTTCTATTACATCTACATCTTCAATTATCTTTTCTTGTTTTATTGGTGGTTCTAATTGTTTTGTAATTTTATTTAATTCATTATATTCTTCTTTACATAAACCCTCATTCATAAACTTAGAATTTAATTCAGAAAGTCTTTCTTCAAGTGATATTTCTTTGTGCTTTGGTTCTTTACTTATTATATCACTTGAATTAAATGTAAATACTAAAGTTCCATCCGACTTATATTTAAAATTACAAAATATTCCTTCTCTAATATTTAAATTAAAATACGTATTTATTTCTGAAAAACTAAGTATATTTTCTTTTCTATACTTATATACTCCATCTTTATTTAAGCTTAATGTAAGAGTTGTATCGCTAAGTCCTTTTACACACATTACATTATATTTCTTAGTTGATAATTTTAATTCTTTAAATACTGGATTTGGTATTGTTACTAGATTTCTTTTTCTTATAGCTAATCTAGTATTAGTAGATTCTAATGGTTCTATAGTAACTGGATTTGGTAATTTTTCTATTGGAGAAATTGGAGCCTTTACTACTGATTTCTTTTTATTATACTTTTTAAAATTAATAGTTATTTCTTTTGTTTCTTCATTAAATTCTAATACTAATGGTTCATATTTATTAATATCTAGCTGTTTTCTAATTTCTACTGGTATTAATACTCTAAATGAATCATCTAATTTTTTATCCATTTTCATAATTCAATTACCTCCTAAATATCTTCTTATACCATTTTCGTTTTCTTATTGTAAATCCTGTTTGCTGATAAGACATTTCTATATCTTTTAAATTTAAATATACTTCCATATCTTCATTTCCTGCAAACTGTACTCTTGCTACAACCCACCTTCCTTTTAAGAAAGCTTGTAAACTATTATAATGCATATATACTTTAATCATATACTACCTCCTAATATGATATTGTTTCTCCATTCCAGCCTGTTCCAATTGTAGCCGAAATAGTTTCATCTGACCTCTCTGAATCTGTTACTCGTTCTGGTTCTTCTTTCTTTGCTTTTATTCCTAATGCTTTACATATATCTCCATCTGATATAGGGTCCTGCTTTGGTCCTGTTACTTCTAATGTATCAAAATCAAAATCAAAATCTATTGTTTGTCCCCATCTATTTCCAATAGACAAACCTACTTCCATTGGAAATTCCCAATTAGGTTGTTTAACTCTCATTATCTGCATTATCATTTTAAGAATCTTTTTAAATGAAGCACAATTATGTTCTTTATCTTTTATTATTTGATAATCTATTTCATCATGTATTGTAAATTTAAATCTTACGAGTTCTGTTAAATTAGTCTTATAAAATTGTTCAAATAATCTAATAAATACTATTTTTAATATATCAGCACCTGTTCCTTGTATCTTTGTATTTACACAAGTTCTTTTTGCAAAAGATACCCAACTCCATTCTCCTGTATCAAACCAAGATTTTACTCTTCTTGGTCTTCCAAACATTGTATAAACTGTACCAAACTTTTCTCCTTCTAATTCACATTGTTTAATCCAATTAAATAATGTTGGAAGTCCACCCTTAAATTGGTCTACGAAATCTTGTGCCTCTTCATAAGATATATTAAATCTATCTTTAAAATTATGAGCAGTCATTCCATATAATAATCCAAAGTTTGCTCCTTTTGCCATCTTTCTTTTATCTTTTGTATAATTTTCTGCTCCCCATATAGCTTCAGCTGTATTTCCACAAACAGATACTTTTCCATTTCTTCTTACAACTAATAGACCTGTTGGAACTGCAAAACAAACTGATTTAATAGGTTTATCATATTTAATAATTTCTGTATTTTTATTATTGATTCTAATTTCTCTTCTATTTGGAACTATATTAAGTCTATAAATATCAGATTTAGATATGTTTACAGAATAACCAAGTCTCATACAAATATATTGAAGGTCATCTACCATTTGTTTATTTTCTACATATATAGTAATACATGTTCTATTATTTCTTTTATCAATAGAACCATCTCCAGCTATATAGGCATTTAAGAAAATTTGTAATAATTCCTTTGGTAAATCTTTAAACCATCTAGGTAAATATCTATCTTTCTTTAAAGGTCCTCCAAAATCTTTAATTAATTTATCACAAAATCCGGCATGAGTAATATAAAACCTATGGAACGGTTTTGTTTTCTTAATTTCTTTTCCATTTATATAAGAAGAATATTCCATATTATTATCGATTACTTCAGTAAATAAATTTTCTAACCTATTATTTAACTGCTGTATTTTTACTAGTATATCTGGTTTTGCTTCTGATTGTCCAATATAAACTTGTTTTTGTCCTTGAGATTTAATACAAGTTCCGCCATCTGTTAATATATATCCTAATAACTCCATAAAATCAGTATCTTTTATTCTAATTTCATCTTTTTTAGAAGTATCTGGTATTATATAATCTTTAGCTATATAATCTGATTCTCCTACTATATCAGGACTCGTAATTAGGTTTAAATATTTTTTCTTATAAGCTTCATCAGCCCTTTTAATATACCAATTGTCTCTACCTTTAAAATACATTCTATGATTTGGTGTTACTAATAAATCGGTATGAGTTCCTTGAAAATGATACATTTTATTTGTTTCATTAAAATATTTATGACCTGCTTTAACCCAAGTAACTTGTCCCAAATCTTCATCATACTGTCCTATTAAATCATCAAAACCTATTTTATCATAAGTCTTAAATCCATCAGGTGTTAAAAATTCTGTATCTAAACTATAACAACTTCTATGAACATCTTTATGATTCTTAAAAGCATTAAGCCAAGCAGGTTCTTTACTCCACAAAGCTGGGATTCTTATCTCTTCTGCATTAAAATCAAGAGTTACAAAATAATATCCTGGGTCTGGTAAGAAACATGACCTTGAATTTAATTCTTGAATAAATCCTTCTACTACTCCCTCTTCAACTCCAGGTATTAACCATGGTTCTTCAGATACTACATACCCAAATATTCTATATGACCATCTTTTACCCGTTTGTTTTACTTCTGAATAATCAAATCCATTCTTATTACAAAGTTCTTTTATTTTATCCTGGTCTATATATCTTAAATCTGTTTCTCCTTCTTCAAGTGTTCCTGATTTATCAATAACATCTATTACTTCTGGATAATATTTCTTACATATATCTTCTGGTATTACATAATGATTAGTTACATGAGGCTTTGGTATATTTTGAATATTAAGTGGACTTATAAATGTATTCTTTTTATCACCACCTGCAGCAAGTCTTCCAGAAGGAACCTCAGTTGTCTTATATCCGAATCTTAATCTATTCTTATGAAATTTATTATTTTCTGCTGCTTCTATTATATTATCTACATAACTTGATTTCTGTTTTAAATATGTACCATAATTAGTAAGGTCCTCTAAAAATTGTCTATTAGGGTCATTATCTGGAAGCTGCTTTAAACATTGCTGTATTGCATCTTTTGATGTACTCATACTTCCTCTTTTTGTATATACTCCTGTACTTATATTTAATGACTTTAATACTTCATTTGTTTCTTTAGAACTTCCTAAATTAAACTGTCTTCCTGCTGTTGCCCAACATCTATTCTGAACATCTGCTATCTTTCTTGCATAAATATTAGAATACTTTTTAAGTTTATCTACATCTATTAAAGTAAGTTCATTCTCAAATCTTGTCAAAGGCATTAAGCTCATTGTATCAAGAATACCAGAAGCTCTTGCTTCATCAAAAAATGGTTTTACTTTAAATCCAAGTAAATAAGTTCCCAAAGCATCTATTGCAGCATATTCATAGGCTTCATCTGGTGTTAAATAGAAGAAGTTCATATCTTTTATTACCATATTACCTTCTTTATCTTTCTTCATTGTTACTGCATTTGGATTCTCTGCTTTAGATACTGTTTGTTCAAATGAAGCTCCTCTCCAACCTAAGTACCATTCTTCTGAAGCTTTCAAAGAAGGGAACTTAATATTTGTATCTGCTAAATATACTACTGCTTGAACATCCCAAGTATGTACCTTACTCATATCATATTTAATAAAAGGTCTTTTTGCAAGTTTTAACTTATCCTTTTCTTTTTCTTCCTCTGATTTATCTGATTCTATTATCTCTTTAAATAAAGTAGTAAATCCATGATATTCCATTACTCTTGTATCATATCGCATATTAAACATCATTACTGTATCAGTATTACACATTTTCTCATATATTAAATCTAATGCTTCTTCACCAAGTCCAAAATTAAAATGCCATACTGGTACATAATAAGCTGTTTTACCATCCATACAAAAAGAATAACCTACTATATCTATTTCCTCTGCATTTAATCCAGTAGTCTCAGTATCAAATGCAAGAACCTTAGTATTAAAAGCTAGTACTTCTTTTAATTCATCTATTGACCTTATACATTTTAAAGTATAAGCACTTGGAAAATTTGGGTCTACTGGGGCTTTCGGTACCCATCTTTTATATTCCTGTGTTACATGTCCCATATCTACACCTCCATATATTATTATGCAAGTCTAATTATTCATCAATAAAAGAAGAAGCAATAAATTTCTTTAGTTGGGCCATATTAATATTGCCTTTCCTAAATTCTTTTAATGCTTCTATATATTTTATTTCTTGTGTAGAATCAAATTCTATTCCTATTGATTCTAAGACTCCTCTTTGTTTATCCTCTGGAAGTCTATTTAATATCATTAATGCTAATTTATTAGTATTTATTTCAGGCATATAATCTTTATAAATATCCCAGGCTCCATACATTCTACCTTCTGAAAAACACCAAAGTCTATAACCAAAATCATCTTTATATAATTTTGCAGCTGGAGTTCTTTCATTCTCATGAAATGGACAATACATTGAACTTTGTAAATTATAATCTATATTTAATTCATCAAATAATTTAGGCATACTTACAAATCTATTTATAATATATCTCTCTGTTCCAATATCTATTTTTTCTATCATATTTTATAACCTTTCTGCTTGTTTTAATAATGTTCTACAAATCTCATCTGCTCTATCTAAATAATCTGTATTTCCTGAAATTAATTGCTTTCTTGCTAATTGTTCCATTGCATCTTCAAAAGCTTCTTTTTCATTTTTTCTTATTCTTATATTAATAAGCCAATAATTATATGCTGGATTATACCATTCATTTAATATAGAAACATGAATATTTTTTCCTAATAATATATCATCTGCTTTATAATCCTTTGAATCTATATACATATAATATTCATAAAATAAATGTTTGAAAAATGGAACCTTTATATATTTCATACAATTCATTTTTCTATTATCCAATTACTTTCTCTCCTTTATATCATAAATTGTTTTCTTTAATTCTACTAAATATTCTTCACCATCTTTATTTTTTCTTACTGCTAAAATTGGTTTTATCATTGCAAGAGCTACTTGTTCTTTTAAATGCTTTGCATCTTCAATAGAAGTTATTGAAAAAGTTTCAGGTGTTGCTGACCATGCCCATGGTTCATCATCTTTATTATAATAAACTTCTCTCATCTCATACCATATCTCATGATACTTATGTTTACCTATTTTATCTTTATATTCTAATTGTAATATACGGTAATTCCAATAACCTTCACCTAAGCTTTCAGCTAATTCTTCTATTTCTGATGGTACTTCTTTTCCTTTTGATTCTTCCATTAAATGATTTAAATATCTTTTTGCTTTTAAATGCTTTAATAAATTAGACATAATTTTATCTCCTCCATATTCTATTATATATCAAAATCCAAATTTTGTAAATTAATAGCTTCTTCTTGAAGTGTTGATATATTATCAAAGGTACTCTGGTCCATCTTAAATAAGCTTGACATATCTGTTGAATTAAATTCCATATTAGTTGATAAATTATCATCATTATTTCCAAATAAATAATATACAGGGTCTGCAAACACTTCCATAGGGTCTTCCCAAGCCTGTCCATCCCTATTCTTAAGAATCTGTACTTTTACTGTATTTATTTGTTTTAAACTTTCGGAACAAAATACAGATAATACCAAACTTGCTGCTCTTTCTAGTTCATTTGCATCAGCCAAGGCAGTAAGTCTATATTTTCCTTCATGTCTTACAGCATCTTTCCAACCTTCTCTTGAAGCCTGTGATAATATAAGACCTGTTACTTGATGACCTGATTTAATCCAATTTAATGCACATTGTCTAAAGAAAGATACATAAGTATTTACTATATTTGTTTCATTTCCTATTCCTTTCATAGAAGTATCGAACTTTAATAATTGTGCATGGTCTATTACAAATAAATCTATTCCGTGTCCTGTTTCTTGAATTGCTAATTTTTCTATCTCTCTAAATTTAGATTCAAAAGAATAAAAACTATATGATTCAAGTTCTGTCTCGTCTACTATATATACTTTACCTTTCATTTTATTAAAATCAGGTATAAGAGTATCTTTAAAGAAATTATATTCTTTTTCATCTAGCTTTCTTTGTTTAAAATGTAAATGTTCTATATGTATTGGATACTTATTATTTGTACTATGTCTTGATAATAAATCATAGTATATATTTTCTTTTGTTACCTCTAATGATAAATAAAGAACATTCTTTCCTTCTTCTATTGCATTATATGCTATATTTACTGCCCAGGTTGTTTTAAATGACCCTGTGAATCCGAAGCATTACTGCTAATGTTCCTGGTTGTAAACCTCCTGTATCTTCATCTATTCTTTTAATTCCTGTTCTTATTCCATGTTGTCCTACTTTTTTATTGTATATATCTAATATATTCTTAGATATATCTTCATGTTCTATTGATACTATATCTGACTTTGTTATATTTGTAAGTTTATTTGAAATATCTTCTGTTATTCCATTTGTTCTTACTTGCTGAGCTAATACCATTAATTCTTTTGCTGTATAATTATTCTTCTTATCTGCAATATAAAGTCTTATATAATCATCTAATTCCTGGTCTATACTAAGAAATGTAACTTTATCAAAATATAAAGAAGGAAATTCTTTCTTTAAAGTTTCAATAGATAATTTATCTTCTACCTGTCCTGTCATATAAATAAACTTATTTAATATTTCTTTCTCTGTTATATCCAATTCTTTTAATTTTATTAAATCACTTAATTTATTAAGATTTTCTTTATTTAAAGATACAAGTATATTCTCTAATCTAAGTTCTGATTCCATCTTTATACTACTCATCTTATTTTCTCCTTTTAAATACTTATTTGTCTTATCTGTTCAAAAGCTTCATCTACTCCTGGATAAAGTTCTTTAAAATCTTTTGTTGTAAGATTTTCCATAAAAAGCCAAGTAGGTTTATTTTTCATTTTTCTTATCTCTACTAATTCTATTAATGCAAGTTTTTTATATTCAATTTGCCATTCGTCTTCTCTTCCTCTTACTATTAATAAATCAGAAAATATTAATTTATCTTTTGGAACTACAGTTGAACTTTGATACCATATATCAAGTAAATTAGATAAATCTATAAATTGATATTTTATAGTCCTATCAAAATTATTCATAATTCCATATATAGATACAGTTTTATATACTTGAGAAGTAGAACAAACTATAAAAGGCCTTTTAAAATCTAAAGAAAATGTTATTTTTCCAGATGATACAAGTTTAGATATTTTTTCTTCTTCTTTTTTTAAATTTAAAAGTAAAGGTTTTAATACTTGTATCTCTTTAGTTAATTGTAATTTATCATAATAACTTTTATTATATATTTTTCCCATTTTTATCCTCCCAAGTATGTGCTGTCTTATTTATAATATTTCCAAGAATTACATCTATTTTATTTCTATTTACTCCATTTTCTTTTATTATTAAATCATAACTATATTCCATTTCATCTAATATATAATCATATAACCTTACTAATTTTAATATATCTTTTTCAGCTATATTTGGATTAGTTATTATATAGTCTCTTTTACTCTTTATATCAATCATAATCTTAGAAAAATTTTGATAAGACTTTATATTCATACTATTCCTCCACGTTATTTAATACTTTAGATATATTTTTATATATTCTATCCCAAGATTTAAGTTCTGTCGTATCATAACCCATATTTTTTAATCTCTTTATATTATCTTTATTTAATTTTCTTTGTAACTCTATAAATTTTTTTGCTTCTGTTATAGTATTTTCTTCCATTTGTATTGCTCCTTTTATTATAAAAATTAAAAGCATATTATAATATACTTCCTATATTATAATATGCTTGTTATTCTAAACTCTACAAATATATCCTGCTACTTGTTTTCCATCTAAGAAAACATCAATCTTTATTGTATCGTTTGTTTTAATTAATTCCATTTTCTTACATACAAAGATTATATAGTCTGAAGCTTTATCTTCTGATTCAGCCACTACATTACAACTATCTATAAGTTCTACCCCATTTCTTTCACTATGTACTTTGTACATTTTAAATAAAGCTGGATTCATAATAGCAGAAACTGCTGGTTTAATCTCTACTATTTTATCTTTATTTGTCTCTATATGTAATGAGTATTGCTTTCCAAGAATTGAATCCGTATGTCCTGTATCATTTATTTTTAATCCTTTGTCTATTGATTCAATTCTAACTGATTTTTTACGACCTTTAATTTTTAGGTCTCCTATCATATTTTTCAAGGTATACTCATCATCTTCCCCTTTAGATAATATCATCTTTGGAATCTCTAAAAGGACATCTAGTAAATCTTTTTTATCCTCTTCTGTTAATGCTCCAGGAGTCAGTTTATCTGCTTTAGTATAAAAATTTTCTAGGATTTCTCTTGATTCTTGACTTAATCCTTCTACTCTTCTAAGTACAGATTTATATATTCCTGTTTCCATAATATCATTTGATGAATTTGGATTTACTATTGATATTGATTGAACCCATTTTTCATTAAATTCTCCTAATTGTTCTGTTACTTCTTCTTTTAAAAATTGTCTTGCTTCAACCTCATTATTTGCCATATAATATAATCTTAGAGCTTTCTTTATAATAGATTTTTTCTTTGAAGGAGAATATAATACTTTATAAATATTACATTTATTTACATGAATAATTGTATTTAATACATATTCTGCTAGTTCTTCATCTGTAAATGAATCTTTTTTAGGAACCTCTACAGGTTTTACTTCTTCCTTTATTTCTTCAGAACTTTTTATATCTCCTTCTTTAAAATCATTTACTTCTATTTTATTTATAGCTCTTACTGCTGAAAATTCTTTCTTTGCTCTTTGTTTATAAATATCAGAAGCAATATTCTTATCTTGAGCTTCTATTATATCTGTAAATTTAAATCTACCTTGACTATTCTTTACACAACCTGTTACTGTATAGGTATATAAAGTAGGTCTTTCTATTTTCTTTTGTTCTTTCTTTTTCTTCTTTTTCTTCTTTTCTCGTTTTGGTTTAGTCTCCTCTATCTGTTCTATTTTTTCTTTAGGTTCTATATAAGTATTATTTAAAGGAGACTCAATATTTATAGGAGTCTCCTCTTGGTTAGGAAGACCTCTTTTCTGAATTTTCAACCCAAGGTTCTATTATTACATCTGATGTTTTATATATTAAAGTTGGAAAATCCCTTTTTAAATAATCTAAAAAGTTTTGTCTTGCTTCTTCTGCTGAATTTGCAAATAAACTTGATTTATATTCAAATGTTTGAGGAGTTGGATTTCCATATAATCCTCTTACATTTAATATTCTTGCCCTATATTTATTTCTTAAGTTTGGTTTTGATATTTTTCTTATTGGTCCCTCATCATTAACTGACTTAATTACATAGTCATGTTCCTGAAGTGATGGTGTATTTGAAATATATTTAGGGTCTTGCTGAGCTTTACACTTTTCAATTAATTTAATTCTTGTATCTATTAATAATTTCATTAGTTCTTCATTTTCTTGAATCTTTAAAATTAATGGTTCTATCACTTTATATTTATCTACCTCATTATCTACTGGTGTTCTCATCTGTTGAACTATTGCTATTTTTTCTCCAATATCTGCAAAATAAGTTCTATCTGCTAAATTTGCATGCTTAAGTTCATGTAAATAATCTACAATTAACATATCATATACTTGTCTTCTACGGTCTAAATCCATCATATAATTTTCTTTTTGACAAATACTAAAAAACCATTCATATATTATTTCAAGTGGTAAGAAATCATTTTTAACTAATATTCCTTTATCTGTATAATACTTAGTTAAATCTTTTTCTACTGCTTCCTTTATATTTGATTTTTTAGGCTCTTCTTTAATCTTTGGTTTTGGTTCTGGTTTCTTCTTTGTTACTTGTTGTTTAATTGACCTTCCTTCTTCTATTTTCTTTGCCTCTGATGAAGCTCTTTTTCCCATTGCTCTATTATATTCTACTGTTCCTTTAATTTTAATAAGAGGTATATAATCTTTCTTTAAATAATTACAATTAGCTCTTCTTCTTGCACAATAATTACATATACCATCTCTAGTTAATTTTCCATAATCTTGTCCACAATCTTTACACACTGTTTTTATCATCAATAACATCTTCCTTTCTCTTTAATATAACATATTCTATAAGTGCTCCTATCATTACTATTAATATAGGAGATGACATAGAATCATCTTCAACAAATTCATTACATATTTTAATAATAAAATCTCTTACTTCTTCTAAATTATTATAATCAATTTTATATAAATACTCTCCGGAGCATAGCTTCTCCTTTTCGTAAAAGACCTATCTTATCTTTATTTAATCCTTCACAAAGTTTATTAAAAGCTTTTTGACATACCTCTAAATCTTTTTCTACAATATTTTTCTGTCCTATTTGTTTAATTACTTTGGTTAGATATTGATTTTCTAATTTAATTAATTTCTTACTATCTATTAGGTTGTCGTTCTTGTTCATAAAATTCCTCCTCTTCATCTGGAACTGAATACTCATATACTATAAATGCTATGTAATGAATTTCATTATTTACACATTCTGTTCTAAACTGTGTATCAATAATTCTAAAAGTTTCATCATTAAAAAATTGATTTATACATTCATCAAATAAAGTATTATTTAAATAATCAATTGTTTTCACTTGTCTTATCAATTTCATTCTCATCATGAATCTCCTTTCCAAATTCATCATATTCTTCTTTTGCTAATTCATCCAAATATTTATAAAAATTATCTACTTTAGGTTTATTGCTTTTTCTTATCTGTTCTGTTATAATAGATGTTCCTATTGTAAAGAAACAACAAAGCCATACAGAACTACAACATACCCAGGATACTATATTACTTACTATTTGATTTTCTCTAAATATAATTTTTAATACTATTAATAATATAAGCATACTTACCTGTGTTATACTCAGCATTATATGAATCTTAGTTCTAAATCTAAAAGTTGTATCGAATACAATATCACTTAGATAAAATTTCATAAATTCTTTCATTGTATCTTTTTTAACTGACATAATTACCTCCTTTCTTAAAAATAAAGAAAGGATAGACACCTACAACCCTGCGTTCCTTAATATAAGGTAGTTGTAAATATCTATCCTACTTATAATCCGGAAATTTATTTTTCCGGTCGCCTCTGTTCGTTAGCCAATAACGATTGGTTCATACTAAGATTTCTGGACAAATCTTATATTTGTGAGGCCTTAAGAATCATAGTTATGTATTTCTATGATTTCACTCCATGGACCAATTTCCAAGGACAATGCATAGAACTTCAGTCTATGCTCCCAGTATAAAAGCTACTTATACACGAGTACCATATCTTGACAGGTGATAGAAGAACAGAAAAAGTTTTACATAATAATATAGTCTTCTCGCAAAAGAAAATATCATAATACTTTAATATGGCTTTGCTACCTGAACTCCAAATGAGGATAGATTTTACTTTATTAAATCTTTATATTCATCAATTAAAGATTTAGCATCTGGAAATACTTTTAATATTAAGTTATATCTTTCCTCATCTTTTAATTTCTCTTCTAAATTCTTTAATTCAGATTCTATTTCTTTTATTCTTTTCTTTCTATTTTCTTCATCTACTAAATTATAACCTTCTACTTTAGTTACTATTTTAGTATTTACATTTGCTGGTTCTTTCTCTTCTCTTACTTGTAATACTATTGCAAGAGATAAACCATATCTTGTTTCTACTACTACATAATCACCAGCTCTTAAATTCATATTCTCTGGTTCATTATATGTATAGAAATCGCTTCCATAATCTAAACACCAATCTGAATTATATCTTCCCTTAAATTGTACATCAACCTGTTTCATATTCTAATTACCTCCTAAATATCTTCTCTAATTATATTATGCTCCTTTAATCTTTTATAATCATCATTTGTTACCGTTGCAAGTCCAAGCTTTAATGAATATAATCTATCTATTCTAATTCCAGTTATATTAGAAAGATTTTTCATTATTTTAGTTTGCTTCTTTGAAAGAGCTTCTTTATAATAATCATTAATTGCTTTGATTACTACATTTCTTATATTAAACCAATAATCATTCCATTTATATACATTACCAAACTCAGTCTCTTCTGGAAATATTTCTTTTACTGATACTTTTAAAACTTCTGCTATCTTAATTTTAGTTACTAAGGTTGGTTTACTTTTTCCCCTTTGTATATCTGATAAATTACTACTTGTTAATCTACCTTTTGATAGTGCAACTATTTCTCTATTAGAAATATTTCTTTCTAATCTTAATTTAGCAAGTGGATGACTTTCTTCATTTATGGTTGAATTAAGTCTTACTCTCTTTACTTTATTTAATCTATTCTTTTCAAATACTTTATCTAATTTATTTTTATAATCCTTATCTACTTTATTTGTATATTCATTTATTAATTTAGTAAGATATGTTTGTGATATTCCTGTATTTTTAAATGTTTCCATTTTAGGTTTATCTGATTTAAGCATATCTTTTAATATCTTTTTTGTATCCTTATTTAATGTCATCATTTTATTTAAAGTATAAGGATTTGTTATATGGTCTTCTATATTAATAAGAGGAATATCTTCTAATTCTTTTCCCCAATTCTTTTTACAATTAAGACCTTTTTTCAAAGAACATTCTTTACATACTATATGAATCTTATCTGGTTTAGTTCTATAATATCTTATTTTTCCAGGTTTTCCGCAATATTGACAATTAAGTTCTAAATCAGTATTTCTATGAATAAACCTATTTATATAAGTCATTTGCTGTCCTAAAGAATCAAATTCTTTTTTCATCCTATGTACTCCTTTCTTAAAACTATGAGTATTATATCACTGTTTTTGAAAAAAGTAAACCCTTTTTAAACAAATAATTAAATTTATTTAAAAAGGGTATTTATTAACCTTGTGTTTCATCTTCTACTAGTTCTTCATTAGTAGGTTCTGTTGTTGGTTCTGTTGTTGGTTCTTCCTCTCTATCTTCTAAATTAATAAATATTCCACCAAATTCACCATCATCAGAAATTACTTGTTCAAATTTAATTTCTTTATTTTTAGAATCCTCTAAAATATCTTTTAATAAAATCTTTTCAGTATCATCTAGTCTATTTATCAAAATTTTATTATTTGATTTTATTTCTGCATACATAATTTAATTCTCCTCTCTTAATTCAAATTTAGAGACATTTTTATATATTAGAAGATAAATTATATACCTTAATTATAAAAATGTCTCTATGGCCATCCTGGATTAAATTTCTGCTTCTTTAAAAGCAATTCCAGATACATTTCCATCAATATCATATAATTTTTCGGATATAACTTGTTTTCCATCTATATTTTCTATAAAATTTAATAACTCATCCCTTTCACTTTCATGAATCTGAGTATTAACTACTAATTTGTTATCTTTAATAAATGCTAACATAATATCCTCCTATTAATATTTATAAAGTAATTTTGCATAATCTAAACATACCCAACCTGATGGAGTTTTTGCCCATTTTCCAGATATTTGATATGTATCAAATACTGTTCCGTTTTTATAAGTTCTAACTACTCTATAATTTGTTCCAGGGCCACTTCTTACATTTAATACTGAATTAACTACTGTTTTATATCTTCCTAATACATATTTTGAAGTTGAGCTACTAGATGATGAGCTACTTGAACTTCCTCCACTTGTTTTAGATACATATTGAGCTGATACATAACCTTTATTAGTTTTATACCAACCACCCATATCTCCTATAATAGTTATTTTCGTATTATATGTATATCCTCCTACTATTGGATAAGCTATTGATGGTCCTTTTCTTATATTAAGACCAGATTTTGCTGTTACTCTTCCTGTCCAAGATTTATATTCTGTTGGTTTTGGTGTAGGTGTTGTTCCTCCTGATTTTGTATCTGATAAATATTGTGAACTTACCCATCTATTATTACCAATTCTTGACCAACCATTTGATTCTTCATATACTGTTACTTTTGTTCCTTTTGATAAACTATCTACTATTTTATAATTTGTTCCAGGTCCTGACCTTACATTAAGACCAGAATTTGCTGTTACATACATTGTTTTTTCTGTTGATGGTGTAAGTGTTGGTTCTGGAGTAGGACCTGGTTGTGGTGTTGGTTCAGAACCATCTTTATATTTATAACACCAAAATGCTTTTGCATTTGAATAATCTTTAAATTTTTGAACTGTTACATAAGCCGCATTTCCTTCGACTACTACTCCTGCTCCTCTACGAGATGATGTATTAAACTTTCCTGAATATAAATAAGGGTCATATACCATTAATGTTCCATTATCATTTCCCATTACAGTAATAAAATGTCCTTCTGTTGTCCATAATCCTTCTGAACATGATACAACAGCTATATAACCATCTGCTACTTTTGCTGCCATATCATAAGTAGAATATACTCTTTCCATTTCTATTCCAAAATAATTAGCAACCCAAGGAAAAGCTGAATAATAAGTACCATTATTTGTTGTTCTAAATCCATGCTGAATAAATAAATCTCCCATATCTGGTGGAATTATTGTTCCTTTAATTGTTGTTACTATCATTGCTGCCGATGTTGGTCCACATCCTGAAGTTCCTATTGTTTGATTTGGATTTCCTGTTATTGTATATGGATGATTTCTCCATCTTGAATCTATTTGTGAATAATATACAGGTGAACTTTGTTTTGCTCCTACTATAAATTTTTCTTCATCTTTCTTAGATGATGATATAAATTCAGGTCCTTCTTCAAAACCTTCTTTTTCAAGAGCATTTTCATCTACATCTGTTGCATTAAATATCTCTTTAGTTGGGATATTTTCAATTACTTTATTTTCATCAATTACTTCTGGTTCTATTACTTCTGTATTTGTTTCTTCTGGTTTATTCTTATTAAATAAACCTGTTCCAAAACATATTCCAATTAATATTGTTAGAACTAACAAAATTATAAGAATAATTTTCTTTTTCATATTACTGTTTACCTCCTTTTAAATTTGCTTTTAAACTTGTTTTTTCAAAATTCAATAATTCTTTTACTTCATCAAAAATACTTTGAATTAAGTTATCTAAAAATTTCTTTAATAGTTCCTTTGGTAATATTACTTTCCAAGCAGTTGGTATTAAATCATATACATAATTAAAAGCAATTTCAAATCTTTCTTTTCCTGTTGTAGAATAATATTGTTCTTCTGCTTTTAATATTGCTTCTAAAGCTGTTTCTCTAAGTCCATTCTTTTTAGCTTGATAAAAGATATATATTGCAAAAGCTATTACAACTATTGCTAATATTGTAATATATAACCAAGTCATATCTTATTACCTCCTTTCTATAAAGATAATAATGTTTCAAAAACTTTACGACTATCTTTTAATACTCTATCTATTTTATTAATATCAGCTAACTCTTTATTAATAAATTCTACACTTACAAAAGCTATTACTGTATCTTCATGGTTTCTAATTGCTATTCCAAATTTAGATTCTATTCCTTTCTCTTTCATATAATCATACATACTATTATCTATATTCTTTAAATCTTCTACATTAGAAATATAGCATTCTCCATTATCATTTAATTCTTTTACAAAATATGCAAGTACACTTCTAAACTGGTCTTTAAAATCTGACATAAATGTTTTTACACCAAATTTAACTTGTTCATTAGTTATACTCATTTTCAAAAATGCTTGCTTATTTATTCCTCTACCACCATTATGATATTGTACTAAATTTACTCTATCTGCACCAGTCTCTTTTAATATCTCAGCTAATACTGAATCTACTTCTTCTGTTATTTTTATAAGTTTAGAATTATCTTCTGCTGATGGTACATGACTTGTAACTCCATTTATTATTTGATTTATCATTTCACTCTGTTGTTTTTGATACTCTTCATTTTGTTTCTTTATTAACTCAAGCATTTCATCAAATCTATTTTCCATGTTATCTTCTTTTTTATTTGCTCGTTCTTCACGTTCATCGTCCTTGTCGTTATTTCTATGAAAGGTAAGTACAAATAACCAAATAATGATTATTGCAGATAAACCGGTAAGACCTAACTCTATGTAATTTTTTGCTACATCTGCAAATTCCATTATTTATTTCCTCCTTTTAAATCCAATATCATTTGTTGTACATATTGACATTTTTCATTTATTTCTTCCCTTGTATGTTTAAACTTAATCATTTCCACTACATTTAAAGTTGCATTAATAGTTAGTAATATAATTATTATAATAATAGAGATTATCCCCATCTTTCTATCTCTACTAAATTCTTTAAATTTCTTCATAAACTCTTTCATTTTTATTACCCCCTATTCTTTATTATTTTTAAGCTTTTTCACCTGATATATTTATCATTTGTTCTGTCATCCTTTGTATATCTTCTTGTGGAAAAGCACCACAATTTGGAATATTATTAATAAGATTTGCATAATTACTAAGTGGAACTTTATATGTATTTTGTCCGGGTAGAATCTATTTTTTCTTTTATAAGATTCTTTGTTTCTTCTAAATATCCTAATTTTTCAGGTATATCCATATTATACCTCCTCACCATTTATATCAAATACTAAATTTATTGTATCTTCTAAATCTGAATATGGTACTATATTTTTATCTATAACTTCTTGTATTTGTTCTGGATATTCTCTAAATGTAGTTTCATCTGTAACTTCTCCACCATTATTATTTATTGCTGTCTTTATGTCTGATTTAGAATTTAATAAATCATCTAATTGCTCTTGAATTGTTACTGGTTCTAACATACCATATTCTCCTTTCTATTATTCTTGAGGAGGTTCATCTCCTAAAATACTATAAGCTGTATTCATTGCTGCATTATATTCTTCTTCTGTCATTTCTCCTGTTTTAATTGCAGCTATTCTATCTTTATAACTTCTAAAAGTATCATTATCTGTAATTGTTTGACCCTTTGCAATTATTGCTTGCTTAATTAAATTTTTAGTATCTTCAAGATAATTTAAATTATCTTGTAAGTCCTGTACTGTATATTGATTATTTGCCATAATAATTACCCCCTATCCTTCTGGTTCATTATTTATATCAATAGCTGTTTGTGTTACAGAATCTATTCCTATATTTAAATTATCAATTTCATCTGCTTGTTCTGTAATTGTATTTTGTTGTTCTGTTATTCTTTGTTCTAAATCTGCTATTGTTGTTCCTAATAATAAACCTTTTATATCTTTATATCTATTTTCTGCTTCTTGTTCTGTTGCTAAATCTTCCTCATATATTTCACCATTTCTAAAATACCAAATAAGATTTGTCTTATCTTCTGGATTTATATAAATGGTTTGTAATAAACTTACATTTACAGGTTTTCCATCTAACCTTTCTATAAATAAATATGGTTCTGCCATTTTATAAATCCTCCTATCCTTGTAATAATTTTTGTTTTACCTTCTGAACCTCTGTATCAGCCTCTTCATAAGTATCAAATATTTCATCCTCTATTATCATTCCATTTTCTTGTACATAACCTACTGCAAATTTATCTTCTTGAATTCTACTATCTACTACTCTTACATCTTGAAGTAAATATAAATTTTGTAATCTTCCGGAATTTGTTTCTATAAATAATTTCATATCATACCCTCCTATAAATTTTGTTGTTCCTATTATAATATATAAAATCTCTTCATTTTTATAAGAGGATAGGGTCCTAAAATAGGACCCCTTAATAATAATCTTAAATATTATTGGATAATACCATCTATTACTTTTATTACATTTGAATAAGAAAAATAATCATCTTTTCTTCCTCTTACCTGTATATATTGATTTATTCCTTCTAATTTTGGAACATAAAATTGATTCTCTTCTGTTTTTCTCCAGTCAAAAGATTCTGTTTTATACTGTAAATAATCTGGCTTTATTGTTGTATTTATTAATACTTGAATAACTTCTGGTCTATTTATTCCTGTTATATCTATAAATAGTTTACTATCTTTTAAAGGTTTTAGAACTAATCTATCTTCTATTTCGGTATTACTTAAATAATTTGAATCATCAGTAAATTCAATAACTCCTTTTATATTAGAAGTCAAAACATCCTCATTTGTTATTTTATAAGAGTATTCTATCATTGCTTGATTATAACTCTTAAAATCTAAATCTAATGCTTTCTGTTCTACTCTTTCATTATCTATATAAATAGAAAATAAGGTTTGTTTCTTTAATAGTTGAATTATTGAATTTTCATCAGAATCTATCTTCATAAGTCTGAGTCTTATATTAATAGAATATTCTAATTCATCTTTCTCTATCTTTGTTCTTAATTCTAATTTATAAGATTTAGCTAATCTACCATTACAATTAATAGTTTCAGTCTGATAATCTTTCATACTAATACTCCTTTATAATATTATACTTCTTTAGCACCTTTGAATTTAGGATTTTCTATAAGTTTATTATAAAATGCAGCTAAAGTAAATTCTTCTGGTAAATTATCTATTTCTATAAAAGAACTACCTACAGAATAATCTTTATTTAATTCATCAAGTCTTGTATTTCTTAATGAATCTAATTTATCTAATAAAGCTATCTCTAATTCATGATTTCCTAATTTTATTGCTGATTCATACTGGTCTACTAGTTTTGTAAGTTTTTCTTTTATTTCTATTTGAGCTTTTGCTTTATCTCTATATTCTTTAGATGTATAACTCTCTATTTCAGCTATTGTTTCTCCAGAATTAAGATTAATAGATAAATTCTTTATTCTATGATATTTAGTATCATTTTCTCCTATTTCTATTATTTTCTTATTTAAAGCCATATTAATTTCCCCCTTTAAAAGTTTTCATTAATGCTTGAATAATAATCATTATTATTTTTCTTATTATATTAAATGATGGTTTCTTAATATCATTTTCTTTTTGATATTTTGTAAGTGTTACTCCCCAAGCTTCTTGTATTTTATATTCATAAGGAAGAGTAGCAAGACCCTTATCTCCCCAATGTTCTCCCCATGAATTTTGTACAATAAATCCATATTCATCCCAACCAATTATTAACATTTCATGTCCATAATTAGGATATTCTTTTGGAATTTGAATTATATTATCCTTATCTAATTCTAATTTTTCTGTTGCTATTGCTATAGGAACTGCTATTTCCTTTGTATAAAGCCAAGACTTAATTTCATTAATTGAATATAATCTTGCATAAGCAGAAATTTTATTATCTTCTGCTTCTACTTCTAATAGGTCTTTATTATTATCTACTTTATGTTTTATCTCCTGCATTTCTTCATTAAAAGGAAAATCTTCCTCTTTTACATCTCCTACTTTTTGAAGAGTTTTTAAAGCTTCTCTTGGATACATTCCTTCACCTTGATAATATCCCTCTGGTCTATATCCATAAATGAATCCTACTGAAAAATCTTTTTTCCATTTATTTTCTAACATAGAAGATAAACTATGTGCAACACAAGAATTTACTGTTCCTTGGTCCTTAATTCTTTTAGGTTCAAGCATAAATGTTGCTGGTAACTGTACATTCTCTACTGAGTTTGAAACCCTAAAATCTCTTAAATCAGTGGGACTAAATAAAACTCCATTACACTTTCTTTCTTCCATAATTAACCTCCTTAATAAGACCAACCTACATCTGTAAGTTCTTGCCATCTATTTTGGTATCTATCATTTGTTATATTAGACTGATAAAAAATTGAAGCTGAATCATACGGAGAAAGTCTCTTTTCAAAAGATGTAAAAGTAGATGGTACATTTAAGCAAGAGTTTATTATATTTTGTATACTAGCATCTGATAAATTATTGCACTTTGCAAACATCTGCCTCATACTATTTACTTTAGAAAAATCATACTCTGGTACATCTACTAAATTAGTGCAATTATAAAACATATTAGTTGACCAAAAACTGTTTGAAAAATTCAAAAGCGGTGCTTTTAATAGATTAGTACAGTTATAAAACATGCCCTCAGGTGAAACTAATATATTTTTATTTATAAAGTAATCTAGTACATCTACTAAGTTAGTACAGTTATAAAACATGTTAGTGGTAGATATTGTGTTAAAATATGAATTATTCATATTTGCAAGATTAATATCAAACACTGGTATATTAGTTAATCTATAACAATCTTTAAACATATTAGATATACTAAGTAACCCACTATCTGTAGCTAAAATAGTTATTCCAGAAGCGTCTACCAAATTTACACAACGTGCAAATGTACTATGTAAATAATATGGACCTTCTATAGTTAAATTTTCTACATTTACTAAATTAGTACAATTATAAAACATGAAATTTGCTGTATATAAATTAAAATATTTATTTGAAATATCTATTAAATTAGTGCAATTATAAAACATATTATCTGCATTACCTAACCAACTAGAAAATTGGATTGACGATATGTTTTTTAATCTTACACAATCTCCAAACATACCAGCTGCAAAATGAACATTGGAGAAATCACATTTAGGTATATCAATTAATTTATAACAATCATAAAACATATAGTTTGTGTCACTAACATTTGTAGTATTAAAATTAAGTGATGCAAACTCATTTTCATTTAAACTACAACCATAGAACATATAATCAGTTTTATACATATTATTATCTAATAAATTTATAAAAGACTTATAATTATCTAGTCTAGCACCTTTATAAAATAAGTAACTAGCATCTCTAATTTTTGGGCCCATACTAATGTTTTCTATAGCTGGTCCCATTTGATTAGGATAAAAATTATTAGTTGTATTAGTTACATTTCTGATTGCATTTCCTATATTTTGTAAAGACTGTTCTTCTACAATTACATTACTCATTCTTTAACCTCCTTATTAATAAGTTAAATTATTTGCATCTCTTAATAATAGATTAGATGTTTCTACTGTAACTCCTGTAATTAATCCTGTACTTGGGTCTACAGTATATGTTTGTTTATAATAATCTCCATTATTAATAAATTCTAAAGTTATTTGTGTAATCTCATCTAATGTATACTTTATAAAATAATTAACCATTATTTTTCTATTTTCAGATTCTGTAATAGTTAGTATTTTATTTTGTAATAAATCATTAATAAAATATTCACTACCACCTAAAGCATTTTCTATTTCTTGAGCAGTAGAACTTGATGTTAAACCTAGCACATCTGGACCTAAATCCAATGTTCCTAAATCACTAGAAGAATTACTAACAATTATAAAAGAATTATTTTGATATATTACAGAATAAACTTGTTTTGCTAGAACCCAATTACTCTCTACATTAACAGCAACTCCACCCTGATTTATTTTCTTAATATTAATAGCTCCTAAATTATTAATATTAAGAGTTGCATTTGCAAGTCCCGTAGCATTTGATATTACAGTTAATACTACATTAGCTAAATCTGAATATGCTGTTACTCCTGTTATTGATAATGTATGTATATCTCCTGCAGAAGTATTTGGTTCTTCAAATACTTTATCAAAAATTCTTTTATTTCCTTTATAAATTACCATCATTTACCTCCTATTCTATGATTTTAGCAAGTTTAAATGTCTCTGTTTTTAATAACTCTTTTTCTATATTTAGTACACTAAAATCTTCTATATAAGGTATTTCTTCTTTAATTGTTGCAGATACTAAATTTGTAGTATCTCCTAATTCATTTATTTTTTCTGCTAAATCATTAATTTGTTTTTGCAAAGAATCTAATTGTTCTTTATCTTTCTTTGTTAACTTTTCTTTTTCTGATAATGGATTAAATTCTTTTAATAATTTTTGCTGTTCTAATAATAATTTATTTTTCTCTTTAAATTTTTTATAATTATCTTCTGACTTAAAACAATCAAGAACTACTTCTATTTTTTCTTGTGAAACATTTAATATTCCAATATTAAAATAGTTATATTCTAATCCATTATCTAATACTATTTTCTTATTTAATGACATCTTAAACCTCCTATTCATATAATGTTGTATATACATCTATTATATGTACTGCTCCATTTCTATCTTTTACTTTAGCATATCTTCCTTTTTTAACAGCACCAGAAGAATCTTTATAATATCCTTTTGTTACTTCATGAACTGTACCACCTGAATCTTTATATTTTATAGAACCATCTTTTCTCATTGTAATTGAACCTAAATATACTTTTCCGAAGCCAAGCTCCACTTTTTATTTGTGTATTTACCCAACAATATAATGTTCCTCCAACTTTTACATTATAACTTCTACAAAGAGTAAATAGTGATATATGTTTATTCTTTGTATAATTTTGAGTTTCAGTTATACTAGAAGCATTATTAACATTATTAGTATTACTAATATCAATATTATATTGTTTAATACCATTTACACTATCTGGAGTTCCTGCTGTTGCTCCTGTCCAAGTCCACCATACTTCTAAATCCGGTTTATCTAAAATATTTCTTCCAGAAGCTTCATCAGAAGTATTATTAGTTGAGAATATTTTTCCATTACTTGCATTAGTTGCAGGTGTTGATGGATTATAAGTAGGAACTGAAAAATTATCAATTTTTCCTTCATAATCACCTTCAGGACACCAATTTTCTGCTGCTATATGACAACCACCAGTACATCTAAAATATACTGGAATTGAATTTCCTTTACATGATACCGTAAAATCACTAATAGATACACCATATCCTCTTCCTGTCCATTTACTATCACTCGCTGGTTTATCTACTACTTTTTTCCAAGTACCATTAGCACCAAATTTTACTTCTATTTTAAATAAATAGCCATAAGCACTTGAGCCATAATTTCCTGTAAAAGAATCAAAGTTAGCACTAGTACTTCCAGAGGTATATTTACATAATCTTTCAAGACCACCAGATACTGATATTCTAATATTAGAATCTGATTGACTATTTCTAGTAGCTGTAAAACTTAAATAAGCAAGTATATTTGGTTTTCTTGTAGCTGAATCATGTACTTGACTTACAATATTATAATTAGCTTCAGAACCTCTTTTATTACCATGTACTTGAACACTAAATGAATGACTTTCAGATTCTGCCATGTATTATACCTCCTTACCAGTTAAATGATATTGTCTTATTCTCTTGATTATTTATATTTTGATTTGCAACAATATTATTAATATTATTATCACTACTATATGGGATTCTCTTACTTGCTACTTGTAAATATCCAGTTCTAAAATTTGTATATCCATCATAAATATTAATTGCATTTTTAACAGCATTATTTGAATCTCTTGAATCTATCCAAACATAATCATTTCCTCCACCCATTACAAGTTTTCTAGTTTGATTATATCCAGCATAAATAGTATTAATATATAAATATCTCCAAATCTTATCTGTTGCTCCTAAATCAAATCCATTAAAAGTTGTAGGTTTTAATTGATTTGTATTTAATACTCCAGTTTTAGTATCTTCTCCTGTTCTATTTACTTTATTTTGATTTAATAAATATCCTTGATAAGCACTTAAAACTTGTTTTGCATTAAATGAACTTTGATTTAAATCATTTATAGTTGTTGGTTTATTATTTAAATTATCATAATTTAAATAATAATCACCATCTTTATATACAGTTACATTATTTACAGTACATTTTAAACTATCTGCCTTTGCTGCTGGTAAATCTCCACTTAATACTTTATCAATTAAATCTCTTGCTTTATCTGCTTTTGCTCTTGCTATATAATCTGCATAAGTTGTCATTTCTTGGTCAACTTCTATCCATCTACGGTCAATTATAATTGATTCAATATCATCATTTATATTTGTTGTTCCTGATTTAATTATCATTATTGCCATTGGAATATATATTGTTTTTCCAAATGGAGCTGGATATTCTACAAGGTCAGTTCCTGCTATTGCCTCTTGGAATGTATCATATACTTTATCTCCATATTGAAGAATTAAAGTTCCCTCATAAATATCCCAAAGAATCCTTTGTATAGTAAATTTTCCAGTAGCTACATCTTTTATTTGACCTACATTAAATGTAATTGCATTTAAATCATCTTGTATACTTGCTAATGCATAATCTAATGGATTTTGTGTAACTGAACTATCAATTAATAATATATAAGATGGTATTGTTCTTATTGCTTGTACTTGTTGTTCTGTTACTGACTGAGCAATAGCTGTCCCTTTTAGATAAGTATTTAAATAATTATTTACTTCTACCATATTATTTCTAAGTATTGCTCTTCTTACAGTAGATAGCACTGAATCTCCTAAAAGTTCATATAATTTATTTGCTTCTTGATAAATTAAATCTATATAATCTGTATATCCTACAACAATTTGTTGAAGGTCTTCTAGTTCTCCTCCTACTACTATTGCTGTATGAAGTTCATCTGCTATCGTATTACTTCTTTCTTCTATCATATAATATAAATTCTGAATTGCTGCAATATATTGTTCTGCTTCTATCTTTAATTTTTTATTCATATTATATACCATATACTTATCTGTAATAACTGTATCTCTTCTTTGTTCTATATAATCTACTTCATTTGCTGTATTTACATATCTTATTGGAACAGATTCTGAAGCTAAATTATAAATGTTTCTTATATCTGGAGATACTTTATCTGTAAAATCAATACCACTTCTTTTAATTGTTCCAGATGTAGTAGATAAATTTAATCCTCCTGGAGATTTTATATAGCAACCTGTAACATCATAAAATTCATCTGCAGCATTATACATTGGAGTTCCAGCTCTTTGTGCCATTATATACATTTGATTCCAAGTAAAATCTTGATTTATTACAAATCTTGCAAGTAATACTTCATCTGCTTTTCCAAACATATAATCTGATATTCTATATGTTAAATCTTCCTTTATATAAAGAAAGTGTGGTTTACCATCTGCAAAATTTAATAAATCAACTGGAAACATATCTGTAGGAACTACTTTATTTGTATCTCTAAAATAAAATGTAAAATTATCAAAGTAAGTATCTGAATCTACTTGTCCAGATAATTCAACATTTTCTAATGGTCTTACTAATTTTCCTGCTATTGTTTCATTTCCATTATAAAGTACACCATTACTAAGAATAGTTCCAACCATTCCATCTAAAAATTCAGAACTATCTTGATTTTGATTCCAAAGGTTTACCATTTCTTGAAAAGTATTTGTTGAATTTAATCTTTTCCAATCTCTCATTATATTCTCCTTTCATTAGAAATCAATTAAAATATATACTTGCTCTTGTTGGTCATTTGCTCTTGTTATTGGACTACGATTATCAATAAGTTCAAGTGTTCCTCTATCTTCTTGTGATTTATTTAACCACTGTTCTCTTGTAATACCATATTTTATTTCATCTGCTGTTGCATTAACATCAATATATAATCCTAATTGTCTAAATGTTACTCCAACAGGTATTGCTTCTACAGTATCACGGTCAAAAGTTACTTGAACCATTACCGATGTATATCCTTCAGCTAAGGCAATATTTGAATCTTGTGTTACTGAATAATATAATCCTTTATAATAAACTCCTGTCCTTTTTTGAAGTGTTGTTGGATTTGGTATTACTTTTGCAAATTTATATGAATCTACTCTTTGAAGTCCTATTAATTCTGTTACCTCTTCTTGAGTTTCATCTGGTATTGGTGGATTTGCATCATCTGGCCAAGCTGTTTGTTTTCCAATACCAACAAATCTATATGCAAGACCTGTATCCATCCAATCCATCATTCTTCTTTGTCTTGATTTTAAAGTTACTACTCCAGGCATAATATATTCTCCTTTCTACATATCATTTATGAAATATAAAGTGTTTGTATCTTTTTCAGCTAAAGCTTCATATTGAGCTTGTGTCATATTCTTTATTTTTAAATCAGATACTGTGGCTTCAACTGCTTGTATTTCTGTTTCTAAATCAGTTTTTAATCCTCCTACTTGTGTATCTACATATTGTTTTTGAGCTGTAGATAGAGGTTTATCTGTATCTGCTGTATTATCTACATTTCCAAGTCCTACTTGTGCTGCTGTTACTTGATGAGGATTACTTGTATCATTTTCATGGCTTTGCAAGGCTCTTGATACTAAATCAATACCATCATTTACTTCATCAAATCTTAATAATAAGTCTGCTTGATTTCCAATATCACCTATTATATCTCCCCATTCTACAACTCCTGCTGTAGATACTGGCTTCCAAGTATGGCCATCTGTTGTAAATTCAAGTGATAAACCATCTGTTGTTCTTATTTCTAATACCTGGTCTGATGATATTTTCTTTCCAAGTAAATTTTCTGCTATATTTAACCTTGCTAAAATACCATTTGATGGATTATTTATTTGTAAATACATCGAACTTACTGTATCTGATAATTCATCAAAATCTTCTTGTAACTCTTGAAGTTCTGCATAATTATCAGCTACATTCTTTTGAAGAACTATAAAATCTGATTGATTTGCTTTTGCATTTAATGCTTCTTGTAAATCTGTCTGGTCAGATAAAGTTCCTCCTATCTTTCCCCATTCTCCTTGAAGAGTATGCCAAACTCTATCTTCTTCAGGAACATCGGTTCCATCTAAAGTATAATATGTATTTCCATTTTCTACTTTTATTTCTTTTATTTGATTAGATATAATTCTTACATTTAAAGCATTATGGTGAGCCAAAAATTGAGCATCTGTTGCTTCTAAATTTATATTCATTTTATCTACAAATTTTTCACCGGACATTCCAATATAAAGATATGTATAATGCATACCATAATCTTTACGTTCAGAACTTATATTCTCACCATTTATTTCATCTAATGAATCTGCTATTCCTAATAAATCTAATAAATCTGCCATTTTAGTAGGATTTCCTCCCTTCTTAATATCTCTATTATAATATATAATTTTCTTACGAACTTAAATATCTTATTCATATAGTACATGGTCTGCTTGTAATGCTTTCTTAGTTTGTTGAGAAACATATTGTCTAAATAAATTGTTTCTACCTAAAGAGTAACCTAATTTTAAATATTTGTCTAAATCTTCTTTTAAAATAAATTTATTTTCTAATTCAGTACATACCCAAATTCTTTTACCTGTATTAGATTTTGAAATTTTCTTTTTAGTTTCTTCAGATAAAATCCTATGAGTTCCATACATTGGATTATTTTTACCTTGTCTTGTTGGTAATAAGGCTTCTCTTTGAGCCCTTGTCCATGGTTTTCCTTTATGACTTTCAGACATCTTTTTCTTACTTTCTTCTGTATGATGTTTACCTAACCAAATTGAAGTCCTATTAATTTTATTAAAAGAATTGTTCCAACCAAGTCCACCTGCACCTATATTGTAATAATTACTACTTTCTATAGCTTTATAATAATCTATCCAATATATTTCTCTACTATTTAATTCTTCTTGGTTATTACATTCTTCTATTAATTCCACCTTAAAATTTTCTTTACCATACTTATTAACTGCTCTTTTTAAATATATTCCACTACCTAAATATTTTTCTTTAAGAAAAATACTATTAACTTTTTGTCCTATATATTTCTTACCATTTATTAAATTTGTAGTCTCATAAATATATCCATACATTTTAATCATTCCTATTCATACAAAACATCATCAGCATTAACTAAAGGTGATTTCTCTATGAAACCTCTATAGTTAGTAAGACCTGGAACATTAAATATAAATCCTTTTTGCCATGGTTTTTTATAATAAGTTAATACTTGACAACTTCCAATTGGAGCTCCATTTACTATTGCATGATTTAATTGGTCTTTTAATACAGATTCTATCTTTGTATCCATAAACCAAGGTCCATATTTTTCTATTACAGGGTCATATCCACTATTTATTATAGTTACCCATTCTGTTATCTTTACTTGCCAATCTGGATAAATATACATGTGATATATTCCCATAAATATATAATAGGTAAATATTAATCTTGTTCCTGCAAGTTTTGTATCAAAAATAGAATCTCTAAGTATTGTAGAAAGTTCCGGGATTCTAATTTTAATATCTCCTGGAAACATATTAGGTTCTACTGTATCTGCACCTCCTGAACCATACTCTATAATTTCTACTCCTCTTAAATCTGAACTAGAATAAAATGAAGTTATATCTTGTCCAAATACTCTTATTAAATTTGCAAGTCCAAAATTTGTACCTCTCCACCTTCTTATCAAACAGAATAACTTTATTGATTCTCTTTGTTGGTCTGGAGTAAGTGCTGTATTCCATCTATATCCTATTATTGTTGATAAATCCTGTACTTGGTCATCTGGGCAACGGTCTGGATTTACATCCCAAGGCATTGCTCCTGTTCTTGCATGAAGGTCACCAAATAATTCAGCAATTAACATTACTATAATTTCAAGGTCTCCTGTTACCATTACATTTGATAAGGTCATTTCCAAATAATTATAAACTCTTTGTCTATATTCAGGAAATATCCTATCATCCATGTGTATAAATCCTTCTTGTTTTGTTATATCTCTCAAAACTTATTCACACCTCCATATTCAAGTTTTAAGACCTATTTTATATTAAGATAGCAAATTATACTATCTTAATATAAAAATCAATTTATGGCTAATCTGGTCTTAATTTCTAGTATTATATTACTCTATTTTGATAATCAAATACTTGTACATTTATTTTATCTACTCTTGTAAGTTCTCCTCCTTGTGTTTCTAATACATAAGGAACTACATCAATAAATCCTTTTGGAAGAACTTCTATTTTATCATCTAATTGAGTTGGAAGTCCTACTTCACAATATCTTATAAAATCATATTCATTTAAAATATCAGAACCTATTACTGAAGCAAATATTGGTTCTCCTATTTTAATATTTTTTCTTGAATATTTTTCCACTATAAAATCTTTTACTTCATCTGCTATTGTATTAAATCTTAAATGATTTTTGTCCATATATATTTCTACATTTATTTCAGGTTGTACTATTTCAAGAGGATGATATGTTACTTTTAAAGAAGTAAGTCTTCTTTCATCAATCCATTCTCTTAAAGCCTGACCTCTCTCAGTAAGAACTTGTTCTTGCTTATAATAAACTGCTAATTTTTCACCATCTTGTATTAAATCTGCCCAGTTACTTGATATTCTTAATATCCAATTACTTCCTGATTTTTGAAGTCTATATGATAATACATCTGTATTTCCAACTGCAGAACTTCCTTGACCTAAATATTTTCCAAGATAAGAAGTACTTTCTATTCCTGTATCAACTCCTACTAATACATCATTATCCGAAGTATAAACTCCAGCTGCTCCTTCTAAAGTTATTGTTGGAGAACTTATTGAAGCTTTTGCAAATTCATCAAGACCTTCTGCTACTTTACTTAAATCTTCTATTGTTATATCTTCTCTTTCTTTTATTATTGTATTTCTATATTTAGTAAGTTCTTCATCTACTGGATTATACTGGTCTGCATCTGGTAAAACATATAAATATACTTTATAATAATCATCTGGTTGTATTAATCCTGAGGAAGGGTCATTATAGTCTAATGCAGATACTCCTGAAATTCCAAGTACCATTTCTCCTACTTCTTCAAAATCATTTATTGTAACTATTGTATTCATAGTTCTTGCTTGTCTTGGTACTGATGTTCTCATTTCATCTACTGTTTCTGGATTATATCCACCAATAGAAGCTCTATTTCCTTCTACTGTCATATATCCAGATACTTCTGATGATAATACTTCTATTTTGGATAATACATTTTTACCAATTCTTCCAGCTTCACCAGAACTTATTAAATATTGTATTTGTATTGATGAGTTTCTAGTTATTACATCTGGCCACCAAGAAGGTAATTGTATATATAAATATCTATCTTCTGAAATATGTACTGAAAATCCAAGCTCTCCTGATATAAATCTTACATCATCTACTTGTCTATATTTAATACCATTAATTGTTACTTGTATTGTATTTGTTCCTACAGCATAATCTGGTAAAATTATTCTTCCTAAGGTACTTATATCATTTATAGTATAATTCTTTGTTACTAATGAACCTTCATATACTTCAAAAAAACATTCATTATTATAAAAGTAAGCTGGCTCTAAGTTTTGGTATCTAATACTATTAGAACCATCTGTAAAACTAGAAAATATTGGAACTTCAGTTCCATTTGGTATTTCTCTATCTGCTGTAGCTTTTAAATGGATTCTACAATGTGCTGATTGATAATGTCTTGGTTCATATCCTATTAATGAACATAAAGCTATTGCATTTGCTCTTTCTGTACATGTTGATAAATATAGCTCACTTGCTACTTTATCAATTTGAAAGTTATTCATATCTGCTAAATAACTCATCATCTTTAAAAATACTGTACCAATATCAGAATCTGAGAAATCTGTCCACTTTCCTTCAGATAATTGTTCTGCTTGTAACTTTAAATATTCTAATATTGAATAAGCATCTCTTCTGTTATATGGTAGTATTGTAAGGTCTGATTGGTCTGGTTCTAATATAATATTCTCATAATCATGAATTAATTGTTCTATTTCTTCTCTCATTTCTACATTTCCAGTAGTTGTTGCATACTGTAATAAGAAATCTAAAACTGACCTTGAACTACTTAAATCTTGAGGTGTTACTAATGACATATTTTATTTCTCCTTTCTTATACTGATACATTTCCTCTTATAAATTCTATTATTGCAGTATCTCCTACATTTGTATTTATAAAAGAATATGATATATCTAATTTAACTGTAAGTGGTCTAAATGTTACATCTACTGATTCTATATTTATATTTCCAAAATGTTCTTCTATTGTACTTGCTACTTCATGCCTTATTAATGAAGCTGTTGCCTCATTTGCTGGTTCAAATAATAATTCATGTAAATTACTTCCAAAAGAAGGGTCTCCAATTAATGTACCTCTTCTTGTTTCTAATAATACTTTTAAATCATCATTAAATTTAGTATTAGAAGCAATTTTTCTCCAGCCTCCTAAGCTATTTAATAAAGCCTCAGCAGAAGGTCCTATTAATCCAAATAAATACATAATTCCCTCCTTATCTACACAATATTCCTCCAGTTTGGTACAATGATAATGTACTTGGTATTACAATATACATTCCAGCTTTTAATTCAAAAATACTTGACATATTATTTGCTGCTAAAATTACCCAAGCAAGATTACCATCTCCATAAGCATTATAAGCAATTACGTCAGGACGACAATCTTCACCAGGAGCCACTATATGTTGTATATCTTCTGAAGTTCTTACCGGAGTAATATCATTCTTTCTAAGATTTCTAATTACCCAAATATCACTGTCTTTTAAAAGTTCTTGTTCTTTTAAATCGTATCTGCTTCTCCAGGTGTCAAGATTTGGAACTAAAATCTTATCAACTAAATCTTCTGAATACCAACTTCTAATTATTTTATTTTCATCCATAATATTTCCTCCATTATTATATATAAATTATCTACTCTACATATTCTATATTGCCTTTTATTTTTATAGTATCTCCAACCATTTCTATATAAGAGCTTCCATTAGATAGTCTAATATAATTTTCATTTATTGGTTCTTCTAAATCCTTTAAAATATTTGCTCCTCTTCTTTCTAATGTATTTCCTATATGTCCCATTTCAAATACTTGTCCTGCTTGGTCTATTATTTTTATATTTTCTTGTCCATCATGGTCATCTACTATTATTGTTGCTCCTTTAAAAGACTTATAAATTACTTGCTGAGAAGTATCCTCATCTAAATCTTTTATACGGTCATCATCTTTAATTGTAATTGTTGCTCCTCCATAAATACGAGGATTGTCATTATAATATTTATCCTGTTTATAAAGAGATGGTAAACAACCAAAATATAATGGCTTTTTTAAATCTCCACATTCAAAAGATACTACTACTCTTGTTCCTTTTGCTGGAACTATAAACTGTCCCATATCATTTCCAGCTCCGGCCATTATTGCAGGTTTTGCCCAGGGTAGAGATGAATCAGGTAAATAATTTTTTTGAAATGAAGCTCCTCCATGTATCATAGGTATTCTTATTTGAACCCTACCAACTTTATGAATATCATTTGTATTAGTTACAATTCCTATATAAAAAGCATTAGGATTTATTTCAGGAGTAACATTTTTTATTTGTTTTCTTGCTGAATTATTTAAATCTGTTCCTTTTATATTAT